ATGGACATCTCGAAACGCTGCAGTGGGCCCGAAAGAATGGCTGTCCCTGGGATGAAGAGACCTGCGCCAACGCGGCATGGAATGGACATCTCGAAATACTGCAGTGGGCCATATACGACGCTATGGCAGCACGACACGACGACTAAGGTATATGTATCCGCACCACTCCCATCCATTTTGTATCTCTCCTTCGCACCAGATGTGCGGAGAGATACAAAATTTACCTCCGTTCTTGGGACTTCTTCCAGATGGTCCACACCACGATTGCCAACAAGGCCAGCAGCACCAACTTGCCGCCCGTGCTCATGCCCGTGCTACCATTTTTACGTTTTTCCGCCATTCCGAAAGCCACCGCACCCCCCCCCACCGTCAGATGCGCGGTTTTGCCGTACTTCTGCATGCCGTAGGCGTTTCCGAGATGTCCCTGCACGTGGAAGTTCTCTTCCGTGGAAGTTCCCGCCCCCGTCCCTGCCCCTGCCAGAGCGGCTCCCGCCTCCGCACCCGCCGCGGAGGATTGGGCGCCTTTGGTGGCGCAGAAGTTTCCTAGAGAACTGGCCGGGTCCAAAGCGTGTCTGGTTCTGGCCGCCTCGTAACAGAGGCCGAGCAGCGTCTCGTCACAGAGTCCCGGGTGATCCAGACATTTGGAGATTACCGCGTCGTGCTCCACGCCCTGGCCGAATTTGTTGCAAATCTTGAAGCACTCTCCTCCGTACTGCGTGAGCACCGGCGTGTTGGGTGCCATGGGGTTAAAATCGGAAAAGGTGGCGAAGCACTTGGGCCCGGTGTACGTGCAGTACTTTCTGTCGGCCGTGTTGCGCACGAATTTCTGACCTTCCGGGAGGTTCGTGTAGATGTCTTCGAAAGAGGTGGTCAGCTCGGAAGGCATGTTGGGTTTGGTGTTCAGAGCGTACACCTCGCACGCGTTGTCCCACTCTTTCGCGCATCTCTGGGCCATGAATATCTTGCATGCAGTGGACGCGGGCCCCAAGGAGTTGCCGGAATAGAAGAAGTCCCCCGTAAGACACTGCGCGTAGGGATCGGCTTCCAGAGGCTCGGCTGGACCGTATTGCGCATAGGGGAGATACTGCCCTCCTGTGGACATTGTTTGTGATGTGACCAACACGTTTTCCCAGAACAACGTATATGTCTCTTCTGTATCGTCACTACAACGATACAGACAACTGGTCTCAGCCCACCATTCCACCTCTACAGCACGGCCGCCACTATGGCTTGCTGTTCCGCCGCGCTCAGCGTTCCCGTTTCCAGTTCCTTCGCTACTCTGGCCGCCGCGCGGTCTCTCGCTTCCAAGAAGGCCTGTTCTATGCACCACACGAAGCCCCTGGTCATCTTGGAGTTGGTGTTCTCGGCCGCCTCGGGACTCATGTAGTAGCCGTTCTGAGCCTGGGTGCGCAGCTGAGCGGCCACGCGCAGACGGACGGCCGCGTCCAGAGAGCCTTTTCCGAACTCGACGGCGACCGCGGTGGCGTCCATGCCTTGCGCGGGCTTGGCCAGATCCGGCAAAGACATCACGCCCGCCACTTCCAGCACGAAATATATCCTGGTGGCCTTTACGGCCAGCTGAGAGACGCGCAGCACCCCGCTCCAGAGCCCCCAGTTTTGCTGCTCTCCCAGAGCTCGGATCACACCAACGGCCTTGACGATTGGCGCGGTCATGTCGGACATCCAGTTGGGCTGCACCGAGCCCAGACCCAACCGACCCGCGCTGGGACTCACCAGTTCCGGAAACAGAGGCGGGCCGCCCCCGCGCTTGCGAAAGGCGAAGCTGCTTTGCACGGCGACTATGTTCCGCGCGTCCTTTCCCAGCAGATCCATCTCCATTTCCGCGACGGGCCCTCGCCGCGTCCGATCCAGAAAGGGCTCCCACATCACCAGCTCTATGTCCTTCGCCGCGAAGAGTTCGGTCAGCACGGACTCGTACACCAGCCACTCCGTTTGTTCCTCCACCATGGTGCCTCGCTCCTCCACGTTCACCACGACCGTCCTGCCCACCAGAGGATCCGCCCCCCCGTAGCGTTTTTCTATGCACAGAGGCGCCAGAGAACAGTTGGTCTGCCCGGCGTCCGTGCCCTCCAGCAGAGTCTGGATGGCAGAACCATCCATGGTCACACCCATGAAGTATCCACCAGGCTTCAGAGCCCAATCCACCACAGAGACCAGAGCGTGAATGCCCTCCAGGGTGTCGAAGAAAAAGGTCAGGGAAAACATAGACGTGACCACGTCGGCGCTGTGGGCGGCGTCCGCGCCGCCCATGAGGGCACCCACGTCCGCGACGTCGCCCCCGTCGCCCAAACGCACCTTCACGGAAGTCTCGAAAAAGGCCTTCAGAGGGGATTTGCCGGACAGCCCGGCCATGCGCTTCTCGAGCTCCGCCAGGTTGGCCTCGTTGGGATCTATGCCGAAGACCTTCTTCGCGCCGGCGCGCATGAACTTCCCTATGTCGCCGCCTCTGCCGATGCCGATGTCCAGCACGGTTTCTCCTCCAGATAAAAACGCCAGCAGCGCGTCCATCTTTTTCTTGTTGTGGAATTGCCGCCAGGTGACCTCGCACAGTACCCGCAGCAGCTCCACCAGCTCGCGCTCGCCCAGGGGCTCGAGGATGTTATCCCACACACTCCGCGCGGTGATGAAGAAGTTCGCCTTCCGCTTGTCCGACCGCCATACCAGCGGCTCCCACCCCGTGGACACCTTGTACGAGAACTCCACGATCTGGCCCTTTCCCGCCTCGTCGGACCGCAGTCCTATGCGGTCCCACTGCCATCTGGAGATGGCGATGCCGGAGGTGTTGGACCCCTTGTAGTCCATGTGTCCGTTTTTGTCGGGAAACGCCACCAGCAGGTCGTACAGCCCGGACGGCGTCTTTTCCACGCGCATGTCGATGGTCTGCATGTACGGCGGCTTCCACTTCCACTGTCTGTCCATGTAGCCCCCGGAGGTCTGCACGAAGATAAAACCGTCGTTGTCCAGCCCGGCGCTCCCGCCCGATCCGGATCTCTGTCTGGCCACGCAGGCGCGGCTCTTCTGCAGGTTCTCGTAGACGCTGCCCGCGGAGAAGAACGTCTTGACCGTGACGCGCCACACGTCCAGGGATCTGGACACCTCCGCGTTCACCAGAGCCGCGACGGCTTCCATCTTGGCCAGACGCGCGGTCAGATTGTGCTTCTGGATGCGCGTGGTGCCGTCGACCAAGGCCACGTCGAAGCACCACAGTCTGTCGCGGTAGGCCTCGCAGTCCAACACGCAGGCCTCGTGCTTCCACGCGTTGGCGGCGGTCACCACTCTGGTTTTCGCCCGTCCCACCACCAACCTGGGCTTCTCCCCGCGCATCAGCACCAGACGCACCTTCATACCGTCTAGCTTGTTGGTGACCGCGTACGCCACCAGCCTTTTGCGACCCTGGCGCGGACTCTGCTGTCCCACGAAGACATCCCGCAGGTCGCTCTTCGCCAGACTGTAGGGCTTGGGCTCCCCGCGCACGGCTCTCAGCAGCGCATCTAGCTCCCTACTCCCCGAGACGGGCTCCGTCCAGGACAGGAACCCGTGCTTCTTGACATCCACGTCCAGCGTCCGATCGCCGCCGGCCGCGGGGTCGAGACGCGCCCGCATGGCGTTCGCGAACAGAGCGTCGTACACCGCGCGCACCGCGGAGCACAGCTCCCCGACGGCTCTTCGCGGCGCGCCCTGGTCGAACGCCAGGAAGGAGAATTCTATCTCCACCTCCGTGGCGGACTCCCTTCTCCCGGACGTGTTCACGCTGGAAAGGTGAATCTCCGCGTACAGTGCGCGTTCCGCTCCCTTGTGGGATACATCGACGCTAAACTTCTTGGTCGTCTTGTGTCTTTCCAGGACCTTCTTGCGTCTCACCATCTCCAGACGCACCCTCTGGGAGGAGAGGGGCGTCTCCGTGGCCAGCACGATCTTGGCCCTGGGCATTTTGGAATACTGTCGCAGATCCTTGGGAACTAGCATCACATGCAGCCCGTTCTGCTTCTTCTCCTCCCAAATCTCGGCCCCCGTGTCGGGATTGCGCACCATGCGCACGCCGGAGTCGTACACGCTCACCTCGGAGCGCGCGGCGCCCACCAGACGCATCCCAGACTGCAGAAAACAGCGAGCGGCGAACTCCGCCGACAGCGACACGCCCTGCAGTCTGACTTCCAGCTCGGATTCCCCCCAGGCCCTGCTCCCCGCCCCGGCGCGCGCCGCGGCCTTCTGCTTCTCCATATGCATACTCAGCATGACTTCCAGACGTCTCCTGTCCGTGACGGACACACTGAACAAACCGCTACGCTGCTTTAGAGAAGACATCTTGCGTAGCCCTTTTCCAGTCTACACGTTACTTTATAACGTTCACTTTCTAACCACCGTTTCATCTCTCGAAGCGGATGTTCAGACCGTCTTTCGCCCGCAGACGGGTCATGACGTCCCCGGCGATCTTCCCCACGTCCACGTATATCACGTTTTCCTTTCCGTTGTAGCGCAGCGGCAGGTGTCGCGCCGGCTTCTGACCCACCGCTATCTCCAGAGCGGCCTTGTTCAGACGCTGGTGCACGGGACTCCCGATGCTGGTCATGCCGGTCAGGGTGCGGAAGTTCTCCGGATCCTGTCTGTACACCAGATCCTTGCTGGTCAGATACAGTATGGTCATGCCGGACGTGGCCCCTCTCTTTTTGCTCTTGTCCGCGGATCCCGTGTCGAAGCCGTCCATCAGCCCCGTGACCAGTATGGACACCATCAGCTGGGTGCCCGTGTTCACCATGGTGACGTTATTGTGCAGCGTTTCCTTGTTGGCCGCCGTCCACGGATTGGACAATCTGAACATGTCGTAGGTGATCTTCTTCATATCGAACGCCACGTTCAGACTCCTCTCCCGCACGCCGACCAGAAACCTGCGATAATCCAGAGGATACGTGCTCGCGTAGTTCGCGTAGTAGAACGGCGCGAAATCCAGACTCGGCGACACGGAGCCGGTCTCGTCGCCCTTGCCGTCGTAGAAGCGCATCACTCCTTTGGCGTGGAGCGTCTCCTTGACGACGCCAAACACGTTCGTGCGCAACATGCACACCAGCAGTCTCTCGCCGGTGCCGAACTCCGACAGCACGTCCTCGCTCGGAGACAGGTACACCAGATCTCCCAGGAGCACGGGCCCCTTTCCCATCACGGCCTTCTGCACGAAAGGAAACGCGTTTATCGCGCTGATGTGTTTGTACACCATCTGGCTAGTCGCCAACGTGCTTCGCCGCAGCACACTCCATATGCCCCTGCTTTCGTCGATCCCCACTATCTCCGCGGGGTCGATGTTCACGTACACGCCCCCCTTTTCGGTATAGCCGATTATCGGAGACCTGCCCGGGAGCACCGCTTCGTGGACGTACGCTCCGTGCACCATGCAGCGCGCGCCGTACATGGTGTACCGCGGCACGGAGCCCAGCACGGAGCTCAGCATGGACGAATAGCTCCCTATCCTGCCCATGTCGATCGGCACTATCTTTTCGGACGGGGCGATCAGCACCTTGGCCATGGCCACCGGCTGTTTGTACATTAATTTCAGCATCACGTCTCCCATGTACTTTACGTACTGCTCACCCTGCATGTTTTCGGCCATTTTGGGATAACGACGCACCACACCCTCGTAGCTCCTCGCATCCATTTGGATGTTCTCTCTATTCACGGTATCCCGCGAGAGCTGCATGGCGCGCGCGGAAGGCTGTCTATACAACTCGATCATGCGCGCCAAACTGTTATCCTTGCCGCCGCCGCCGCCCTTACCACCCCCCACTATAGTCCCCCCACCCGCTGCTCCCTGCTGATTGAACGCATTAGCTCTCTGTTTATCGACTTTGCTCTTTAGATTTTTTAGCTTGTTGGCCACCCACTGCTTCTCCTGTTTGACCCGCTTCTCTTGGTTCTTAATACTTTTAAATTGTTTGGTCGCTTCGTCTGTTAACTTTTTGGTTACGCTCGGATAGGGAAACTTTTTGTTAATGGCCTCTCGCGTCATCACGGGTTGGTGGATCGTTTTCGGGGCGGGGATATTGGGCATTATTATAGACGCGCCGCCAACAGCCGCTACAGATTCTACTTCTACAGGCGCCTCGCGATCTTGTTGGGCCCGTAGTTCTGCCTGAGCCCGTAGGTGGTGCTCGTGGACCAGAGCCGCCGCCAGCACAGTAGTAGCAGGGTCCATAACGGGTACGACTGCGACTGCGGGCGCAGGCGCAGGCGCGGGCGCAGGCACACTATATAAAATAGCCTCACCCGACAAGGGATCTGATTCGGTTCCGGCTGCTAAATCATCTGATTCGATCAAATGTATCCCCTGTCCCGCCGGTGCATCCATAGCACGTCTCCGCTGTAAGGCGATGGCCGTGTCACCGGCTGCTTCAGTTTCCAGATGGGTGGGATCATCAAATGGCAGCGGTGAGGTCATGTGTCCTTTATGTATCCTGTGGGATACATATAACCTCTACGTGTGCATCATTGCTGGCTGAGCGAGAGCTACGATCATGGCCATTTGGGTCATCGGAGACAGCACGTGCGAGCTGATCATCGATTTAGAAACCTCTATGTTGCCGCCGTCTTCGATGTTCTCCAGCGCCGCGTGCTCCGAGGGCTTCTTTTCCAGCGCGTCGCTGATGACGTGCTGCGTGGTGCGCGTGTACTTGTCCGACCACCTCAGCGCTATCACGTAGTCGGAGATGGCCGCCGCGTACACCTCCAGTATCTCCTGCTCGAGCGGTATGTCCTTGGAAACCAGTATGGCGAAGATCGTGGCTGCGTACATATATTTCATGCGCAGCACTTCCACCAGAAACGCGTACCGGTCCTCCGTCGTGCGTTCGCGCAGCGCTTCGGCCGGGTAGTACAGCGCGAACTTTCCTATGAGCTTGTTCTTCATGGAGTTGGCCACGGAGGTGCGCCCGCCTATCGTGTACACGTGTTCCATCCTAGAGTCTGAGAGATAGGCGCGCGACGCCTCCCTGCAGAACTCCGTCCACAGCTCCCAGCACCGCAGATGCGTTTTCTGTATTTTCTTTTCGTTTCTCTTGAACAGGGCGGAGAGCGCCGTCTCGGATGGCTGTTCCCCCGCGCGGACGGCCTGGAGCACGGTAAACAGAGGAGCCGAATCGGCCAGGTAGGTCGGCGATAGCACGTTCACCTTGATCAAAAACTGTTTGGCCAGCTCCTGCGCGACGCCTTGGTCCGCCGCTATGTGATCGGCCAGATCGCCGAACACTCCTATCACGCGTTTTTTCAGCAGAGACAGCATGCGGACATCGGTTCTGTGCATCCCAGTTTTTTGTGCGAATATCTTGGCTTCCTCGGACGTGGCCAGCGACCCCACGTTCGTGCCGTACTTGCGCAACACTTCTCCGGAGATACTTTCGCGGAGATCACGGTTGAGATTGCGTTCCTCCGTGTCCACGCTGAAAAAGTCATCGTACACTGCTAGAATATCGGCTTCGGCGTTGTCCACCGCGATTTTCTTGTCGTTGGTGCTTCCGAACCATGTGAACAGTTTCAGAGAACTGTTGAGCAGATTTTCCACGCGACGGGACATGGCGGGAAATACGACTTTTGCGAGCACGACGCCGACGGCGGCTCCCGCTGTGACCGCCATCGCGTCGTGTATGCCAATACCGCTCTCGGGCATCGACGACTCAAATACCGGGGCTCTCTGTCTTCCTTTCTTAGGTTGACGACGTCTACTTCGTCGAGGTTTTGTGTATTGCTGTAATGCATACGCAGGCGGTCGCTGCACGGGTGAGGGGGGTAATTGTTGTTCGCTCACCCGCGCAGGCACGCTAGGTGGTGATGTATGTACGGAGGGCAGAACTGGACCCAATTGCCGGGGAGGTAATACTCGTAGACTTACTTGTGCAGGTTGCTGAAGCGGCGGGCTTTGAGATTGTAAGATTACAGGTTGCGGTTGCGGTTGCGTATGCGCAGCCGGCGTCGTGACTAGCGCAGTGGACGGTATCCATGCGGGATTAGTAGTAGACGATGGCTGCGGTGTCCACGTGGAGTGTGGAGCCGAACTAATCGGGCTGTGAGACATCGCGGAACGTTGGGCCGGAGGAGACTGCATCGGCGAAAAGCGTGGGGCTATGACATGAGACGGTGGCGTATCAGACGCGCGTTGTGTGTGTGAAAGAGGCGGACTCACTTGCGCGGAAGAAACTTTGGGCGGACCGAACACCGGGCCCTGACCCATCGATGTCTGAGTCCAGATGCTTTCTTCGCCACTGGATGTCCCTATGGCGGCGGACGTCGCTACCGACAGAATTCCGCAGGCCCCAGCTTCGCATCGTCGCACATTTTGCTCTATCGAGCACTTACCGGCCTCGCATACACCCAGACCAGCAACGGACGAATATGCCCCGGACACGGCTCCGTTGGTAGAGGCTGTGGCAGCCGCCTTGGTGTCGTCGAACTTCTCCCCGTTCATGGCCACAGTTCCGTCCAGCGGTTCGTCGCTGATGGCGTGCATCATAGATTTCTTGGCGGTATTTATGTCGCTACCGCCCAGCGCCCCAACGAACGCGTTTCCCAACGGAGTGTAGTCATCATCTAGTACCAAAGTACGACCTTGCATCGATTGATCCAAGATCATTTGTAGGACATCCAGAGGTACGTCAGCTGATGAAAACCCATACGCATCGTAATTGAACCCGGTATCGGCCGCCATGGACCGAAGACTACCCACGGCGTCAACGGATTCTCGTAGTTCCAGACGCGCGGTCACATCTGCGCGTAAGTGATCTGTGAATAGTGATGTATCTGCGCTTTCGTCTCGGACCGCCATCCAATCGTGTAGCTTGGATCCAACCTGATTGGTCCAATCTTCCACGTTTACGGTATTTTGCATATGAGCCAGTGTGCTAGCATCCACTATCTGATGAGCCGCATCGGTGAGTTCCAGAGTTAGATTCATCGTATCCAATGCGCTATAGGGGGATAAAGACTCGACGATGTTAGTGTTCATGACATGGACACCCGTTCGCATCAATTTATGCGGTAGTTGTCCACCACTTCCTAACGCAAGCACTGCAGCACCTGCTGCACCCGCGCTCGCCGCTGCTATCGCGCTAGCCGTTCCGACGAGACCGATCGCGGCGGTCTGGAAAATATACTTGACCACCTCCCCCTTGCTCATCCCCCTTTTTGGCACGGGGCCCTCTTGCACAGCCTGCAGCATGGGTTCTTCCATCTCGGTGCCCTGGAGCTCGCTGTGTGTTATCAGCGATTCTATGTCTTCTCTGTTCAACACCTCCTTGCCCGCGTCTTCGGCCGCTCGCTGCAGCTTCGCCAAAGGCTCCTGGTATGCTTCCGTCTTGGCCACCACGCCCGTGACCACAAGATCTATGGCCTGTGCCACCAGAATCCTCTCCTCGTTGTCGAGCGTTGCCTTCGCCGCACCCTTCGCCGCGCCCAGCAAACCGGCCGTGTACTCGTAGTAGCCACTAGCGTGTACCACATTGCCCATGAACCCCGACAAACCCATCAGCGCACGGACCCCCATAGCACTGGTCAGCGTATCGCCCGCCACGATCCCGGCCCCGGCCCCGGCCACAGCATAAAACAGCTGTGCGGCGTGCATGCCCCCCGCGCGCATGGCCGCGCGGGGGCATTTCACCAAGTCATTGATCAGGACCTCCAACAACAGATACTGGGACCACTGCGCATGATCGTTCAGCTGTAGTTCCTCGCCTAGAGTAGGTTTCCCCGTGTCCAAATACCCCTTCGGAACGGAACACCACAGAGGAAGTTTCATTAGTTGGGCGCCTATTGCGTCCACGCCTGCTCTCTGGATTAGCCGTTCCGGGACGGAGTCTATGTATCCAAATCTCGCCCTCTGACACACCAGCCACGCATCCTCGTGCGCGCCGCCGACCACGGAAAACCCCGGAGTTCCGAACACCAGCACCTTTCTCTGGTCAAGCTCTATCTTTGCGGAACCGGCCACTTGCAGTACGCTCGCCATCTCCCGCGTGTGCATCAGCGCGGAGACGTCCAGCACGGAACTTCCCGCCAACCCATACGGATACTCGTAGTGCCGAATAAGGTGCTGTAGCACCACCGGACCCTTCTTGCGCACGCTGGCGACGGCCATGTCGCATACGCGTAGCAACGTCTGGGTGGCTTTGGTGTCGCCGTTCCCTACAGCCGCTCTGAGACCGTCGAACATGGGCCCGCTGACGTGACCGCGTTTTTGGAGGAGACGACAGATGATATAGTGCAAGGCAGAAGACGCGCGCTGTCCTCTGCACGCTCGTGTTGTGGCACCGGCGTTTTTTGCTGCCTCCCGGACGTCCTCCGCGATGGCGGTTTCGGCGGCGCTCTGTTTCGCCGCGTTCCAATCTCCGGGACTGCTGGAAACGAGATGCTTGTCCGAGGACGCTATGTCCGATGCCCGAAAGATCTGCACCTTGAACACGTAGTCGTTGTCCATGCGCATATCCGACAGATAGCTCATGACCACGTAGTCCGACACGTGGATGCCCCTGTCGTCCATCTCTCTCACGTAGGCCTCGAGTTTTTTGGCGCTCAAAAACGAGTGCAGAGCCCTGGACGCGCCGCCCTTCCTGCGCAGCGCGGGGTTGCGAACGGCTTCCGGGGTCAAGGAGACCACGGCGCAGTGGTCCGCATTGAACAGCATGATGGTGCGAGGATGCAGCCCGCGCTCGATTCTGTTCATCTCGGCGAGCACGGTCTCAAACGAAAATAGAGGCACCTTTCTCTGGTAGCCCTTGGTCACGTCCGTGCGCACATCCAGGACGTTGGATGCGTGGACATACGCCACCACATGGCCATTCTTCTCCGCACACAACACTAGACGGTTATTCTCCGAAACCCTCAGCCACAGACACTCTCCGAAGTGCAGCACGCCACTGAGACCCAGCAGAGACCGCGACACGTCGGTGCCCAGAACCATGGGCGCCATCGACGCAGTCTTGGTCTTGGTGTTCTCCAGCAGACACGTTCCCATATCCCTTTCTGCGATCTCGGGTAGCGCCCGCCACACCACCAGCCCGTCCGTGGTCACTCCTAGATCGCTCACGGACGCCAGCAGACCCCTGGCCTTATGAAAGGCCACGTTCAGCACCACTTTCCACCCATCTACGGCGGCGGCGCGTCCGTGCAGAAAGATGATGGCCCAGTAGAGAGCCACTCCCAGACCAGATGTCCACTGGCCGTCCACCGCTATGTCGTGGACCAGCACCAACTTGGTCTTCTCGTCGATGGCCAGACGAAACGAGGCGACGCCACACTTCCCGAACTCCACACGCATGCGGTCTCCGTCCACGGCGGCCTTCGTCGTCCCATCCCATCCAAACTCCAACAAGCCGGTCGGCATAGGAATATCGCCCATCACCCTTTTCCAACTGGCCACGCAGAATGTTGTCTCACGCGTTGCGCTTCATGATGGCTCTCGCTATGCACGCGTCCACGTTCGCCGTGGGCGTCTCCGTCACCACCGCGACGCGCTCCCTGTCCAATAGCCACAGCAGCCTCGCGAGACCGGCCATGGACGCCATGTCGCCGATGTCCCACATCGCCGCTTTCTCGGTGAGCGAAGTGTGGTGATCGCGTCTACCCCCAAAGGCCACGTCGGTGTTGTTTAGATGCACCAGGTGCACTCTGGACCATCCTATCGTGTTGCCCACCAGCTCGTCGAACTCCCCCACAGCCTTTTCGGAATCGAACCTGGCGGCCCCAGAGGCCCACAGATGCGCCGTGTCCAGACAGAAGCCCACCCTGGAAGCGACGCTGGGGTCCAACCAGGAAACAACCAGAGCCATTTCCGGAAGCGAGCTCGGGATCTTGGTGCCGTCGCCAGCCGACCCCTCCAACAGCAGCTGGACCCCGTCCGGAACAGTCAGTCGGGATATGGACTGCGCGGCCGCCGCCATGCCCAGCTCTCTCGACGCCGTCTCGTCCGCCCCGCCCCCGTACGACCCGATATGCACCACCACCCCAGTCACACCCATCGCGCCGCACCTCCGCAACAAAGCGTCCATGCTGGCCACGTTTCTGGTCACCACGGCGGCGGCGGCGGCGGAGTATTCCCGCTCGTGACCCGCGAACACGTAGCCCACGCTGCGCACCGTGCCGCAGAAGTTGTACGCGTGGGAGGCGTGCACGAACAGCCTGCCGCCATACGTAGACAGCAGTCTCCTCACCATGGTGTCCTGTTTGGCGGTGTCTCGCGCGTCCGCATATACCTCCCCACTGCCATCCATGTAAATCTGGGCCACCTTGAAAGGCGTGTACTGGAATAAATGTCTGAGAGATCGCACCACCCCAGAACTACCCAGGGCCAGCTGAGGGCCCACCATATACTCTCTAGAGCCGCTCGACCAGAGCTGACGATCACGCGGTAAGTCGTCCATTTATCTGTCCCGAGATTGTTGTCCCGTATCAGTATCCGTATCTGTATCTGTATGATCGCTCGAACCATACAGATTGCCACTCGCTCGCTCTCCAGCGCTCAGAAATCCCCCTGCTCATCAGTTCCCGACTCCGCGAAATCTGCTACCTGGCCCAATTCTTGTTCTTCTTCCTCCGCTAATTTGAAGCCAGCAGGCAAGGACATGTTCTTCGGGATCACCGTTCCGCTGGAAGTCAACTCTTCAAAAACTATAAGGACGATCACGAAGCGCGGATAGTAGCCGAGACTGCACATCAGCACCTCGGGCATCTGCAGCATGACGCTGTGCACGGCCAGAGGACGCTCCGGAAAGTCGTCCAACATCTCCTGCATGGAGATGGCGCGCACCTTGTTGCCCCCCACGCGAATATAAAACTTCCCCTCCACGGTTTTCTTGCGGCGGTTACCGGCGAACCTCGCCTGCACCTTCAGAGCCTTCTCCTCGTTGACGTCGTCCGTGGTCTGACCCGTGGCGTCCCTGATGTACGTCTTCTTGGCGAAGCGTCCCCTCAGATTATCGATCTCCACCTTGCGCACGCTGATCTCCTTGGCCTTGGACATGTCCATCATGATGTCTGCCAGAGTGCCGCCCACCCTCTCCAGAGCCTTCGCCCTCTGCATGTTTTCGGAGGTGTCCGGCTCGTTTTCTTCGTGGAGCATAAACTCCGTTCCGTAGTGTCTGAACTCTCCGCTGTCGGAGACCTTCTCGCTGGGTTTCCACATGCGCACGTTCTTCAGCTCGAACATCAGCTTGGCGACGGAACCGTCTTTCTCCTGAATGCCCACCGGAAGCCCGATCTGGGTAGAGTTGTGCTTCTTGTACACTCGAACATTTTTAGCCAGGACCACTATGTCGTCCTTCTTCACGCTTCGGAGATCGAATACGGTGTCGGAATCTCCATAAGTCGCGGCGGGCGTGTAAGGCATGATGTGATTCGAATTGAAGTGTTTGGTTGCTTTCGGTAGTGGTTTGTTACGAATAACCCACAACGTTAAATACTCTGGGTACACCCACAGTAAACGGAACCCACCAATGGATACACCCGCCAAGGCGTTTCTTGTCGTGGCTCTAATCCTCGTAGTGTGGCTAATCGCGCAGCCCAACCCCGATCCCGATCCCGATGCCAGCCCCGTCGACGCCATGCTGCTGGCCGCGCCGCTCGCCGCACCCCCCGCGAGACTGGCGGCGGTGGCCGGCGAAGGACACAACGCCACGGGCGCCCCCAGATTCGAAGTCGCCCGCGTGGTGAGGGACCCGATTCTGTCCGCGCAGTCCTGGGGGTCCACACAGGCCTACATCTCCAACAGACTCTCCCAATTCAGAAACACGCCGGCCGGCTTCACCTACACCGAACGGGAGTGTCCGGAGTGCGACCCCGCGTGGAATGTCCCGACCGCGTCCACGGCCTCCCAAAGAGGACTGTCCGCCACCGAAAACATGGCCACCGCCGAACTCGACAACGAGCAGATATACAACTGGCAGCAAGGACAGCGCAACCTCGCGCAGCTCGCCATCCACGCCACGTACACGTCCCAGCCGAGCGCCCCGTAAAATGAACTCTATTCATGGCCATGTTGCGGTGAACACAGACAACACCGTCCAGCACCGCGCGTCCGACATGTCACTCACCACCATGATCTCCAGAAGTGTGGCCGCGAGCAACGTGGCTCCCTACGGATTCGACGTGCCGGCCCACATCACCAGGGCCCTGCGAGGGATCAGCGCGACCAACGTGGAACGGAGCACGCGGGCCAAGCTGTCCGTGTTGCGCACGGGGATGTACGTTCCGCAGCGCAACGAGGCCTTCAGAGAATATCTGAGGGAAATACTGCTGCTGTATGGTCGCGCCACCAAGCGAGAAGTGGATAAGATGATCAACACGCGCACGGTCGCCCTCTTCGCGGAAGGTCTGACCAACAAGGAGGTGGACCCCGTGCACAACTACGAGATGTACGAAAAGTCGGGAGACCGTCATGTCAACGCGCTCATAGTGGAGTTGATCATGGAGCGCTATCCTGCCCTGCAGTGCGCGAATATGCAGTTTGCCGTCTCCGAGATAGAAGGTCGTATGAAGAATACCACCACCCTCAGTGCCTGGGGAGACGCCATGGGTCTTTTGCCGTGGGTGTCGTCCAGCTACCAGGAGAGAGTCATGAACAGACAGAGTCTGCTGGAGGACGCGTTCGAGTCGTTCATCCAGTGCGTGAGATACGCCGCCAGGGACTGCGTGGGCTGGGCGGCCTTCGTGAACATGCCGCGCAACATAGTGTCGCACTTCGTCTACAAGGAGGACAAAATCTCCCTGCGTCTGATAGACTTCAGACCGGCCAAAACGCTCGTGAAAGAGACGTACGAAAATGGCCATCTGGGAAAGCTCGTGGAAAGGAAAACGCCGCAGAGATTCGCGACCACGGTGAGCGCGGGCGTCATTCCCAACGGAGGCTCCTGGCTGCAGATCGGCTGCGCGACCGACAGAGACCCCAAGAAGGCCGCCGACAAGGCGTGGCGCCAGGGCATCCATTTTTTAGTCCAGAGAAAGATGATCTCGGAACAAAACATCGCGAAGATCATGATCGATCTGGAAAAAAAAAAGGGAACCACGGTGCTGTACTTTCAGTACCAAGAAGACGGAGGCTTGCGTAATTGCTAACGCCGTTCCGGTCCCGGTCCCATGTATCGTCCTAGGCGATACATGATTATGAAGATTCTAGAATAAATGTCCCTCACGCGCATGATTTCCAGAAGCGTGGCTCTTGATAGCGTGCCTCCCTACGGCTTCGACGTGCCGCCCCACATCGCCGCCGCCTTTGACGGTCTGGATATCAACAATACGGACGGGAGCATTCACGCCATGGTGGCCGGTCTCAATCCCAGTGTATACACGCCGCCCAGGGGAGACGACTTCCGCGAGTATCTTCGCGAAGTGTTCATACTCTACGGAAAGGCCACGCGTGAAGAGGCTGTCAAGATGACCAGCGACAACGCTTTGATCGTATTTGACGAGGGCATGACCAGCAAGCACGCGAACATGAAACACAACTACGAGGTGTACGAAAAGCTCGGAGATCTGCGCGTCAATCTTCTGATCACCGAGTTAATTGTTGAACGGTATCCTAATTTGCAGTGTGCCAACACGCAGTCGACCATAGACTATCTATCGGGGCGCCTGCGCAACAAGGCCTCTCTGAGCAAGTGGGCGGGTTCCATGGGTATGCTGCCCTGGATAGCCTCTACCTATACCGATCGTATAGTGGACAGACATACGCTACTCGAGGATGTATTCGAGTCCTTCATCTACTGTGTGGCTACGATAGCGAAAGACTGTCTAGGATACAGAGAGCACGTGGAAATGGTGCGGAATATAGTATCGCACTTTGTCTACTCCGGATTACCACTTTCCATGAGAGACATAGACGCCAAGCCGCCCGGGTCGCTCGTGAAAGAAAACTACTCCGACATCGGCATGGGCGCGTACTCCGCGCGCATCTCTTGGTCTGGGGTGCTCGCTACGGCGCACGCGGGTGTGACTCCGAAGGGGGGCACCTGGACGCTAATGGGCACCGCTTCGGACAGAGACCCCGGCTTGGCTACGAGAAAGGCCTGGACGCTGGTCATCCACCATTTGGTAGACAAACGCATAATCCCAGACGGAAACATAGCCAAGTTGTTTTTTGATCCTCTGAGCGTCCCGTGCGACAAGCTGCACTACTTCGCCATCAAGGATTCCAAAGAGGGCGTCTGCTAGCGCGTCGGCGGCGCATTGCAGCTGCTGCTGCTGCTGCTGCCAAAGTGGTGTTCTTCCAGCAGAGTCATGTACAGAAAGGAGTCCGTTTCGTCTTGAAATTCCTCGTACACGGCGTTCATGTTCGCCGAGCAGTGCACCAGGGTGTTGGACGCGAGCAGCATCACGCCCATCGCGGGATATAGCGACACGGGGTTGTGATACCGCACGTGGGCCAGCAAGTCCCGCACCGTCTTGTCTTTGCCGATGATGAATCTCCATTTTTCGAGCTGTATACCGTGTCGTCCGGAGGCCACTATGACGGGCACGTGGGCTGGGTACTTGGCCTGGAGATGCTCGCATCTGCGTCTGCGCTCGGAGTCGTCCAGTCTGTCCCACATCTTGAAAAAGTCGGCGTACCTCATTTCGGCGCCCTTTATACACACAGCCGGCAAAAGACCAATGAAGACCGTTGTGCTCGAAGACGCCTCCGACGTGGATCGCGGCTACGCGCTGGCCAAGACGCACCCCTGCGCGTTTCTGGTCCACCAGATCTGGTTTGACCTGGGCGCCGGTCCGCACCCGGAGGCGCTGCCCAAGTTCGCGCGGGCCAGGGCTTCTCTGCGCGAGCACCTGGACGACAAATGGCTGGTGCTGCAGTGGGGCAAGGGTGCGGCGGCCGAGGTCGCGCGGATGTGCGGGGTGCTGGCCTACGCCGCCATGTACGCCGGCTACCCTCTCGACATCCAGAGGATAGACTGCGTGCGCTATTTGCTGCTCTGTATACTGGGAGGCTGGTACGTGGACATGGATTTCCACGCGGCGCGGTCTTGGGACGCCCGCGCCTCCGCGCTATCTTCCAGCGCGCGCGTGCACTTCGTGGAGTCTCAGCACTGCGTCCTCGGGCTGGGAGTCGTGTCCAACAGTCTCATCTACGCTCCCCGTTCCGCGGAATCCGCCAAGTTCTTCGTGGGCGTGCTCCTTCCTCTGCTGCTCCAAAATCGGATCTGGCGAGACTACCAGAACAGACACATGTACGTCATGGCTTCCACCGGCCCTGCCGTGGTCAGCAGGGCCTACCGCGCGGGTTTGGCGACGGGCCTAACCGCCAAGCTCCCGCGCAGTATCTGGAACCCCTGCTCGGCGTGCATGACCGACGGGGAGTGCGAGAGCGCGGTGGCCTCGTCCGGATCCGTGGTGGCCTTTCACGGAAACGCGGGATCCTGGGAGGAGAACGACAGCTCCGCGCTCATGAAGGGCTACTGCTCTTCCACCGACATCATACGCGTTCTGGAGCTCGCCTCGCTGGCCGGAGCCGGCGTCGCGCTGGGAATAGCGCTCGCTCGTCACGTATGACCACCCTGCTGCGAGAACAATACTGAAGACGCAGGATAAAGGGCGGAGAGAAAGATGTACACCACCGGCGCGCAGCAGGAACTGGACACCGGCGGGTACGCAGACGATACCGCCATAGAAGATCTCATGGAACCACCACACTCCCGGGACAACTACGGCTACCAGCAGCAGCAGCAGCAGCAGCCATCCGGTTTTCCCACACAGGACGATATGGGTTCGTTCGGCTTGGGTGCACCGTCGCACAGCCCGTGCGTAGACATCGCCATGCACATACGCAGCTGCGCCGTCTGCTCCAGACTGTACAGCTCCAAGATATCCGGAGGTGGGTCCAGAGGATTCGGATTCTGGCTCGCCGTGCTCGTGGTCGCGCTGTTGCTGTGCGCCATGATCGCGAAGATCCAGAAACACGGAAAGATGATCAAAGTCATACTCCGCGAACATATCTAGATCGTGTATTCTCAGATTGCGAAGAATACACGAGATACCTCTCAGACCTGGGTCCGGGGCACGAGCCACGTCTCGTTGGCTTCCTTCACCGCTACAAAGGATCCCGGCATCGGCAGGTCGGGCGACTTCCCCGCATAAGCCATGGAAACGCCGCTGTCGTTTAGACTCGCGGCGTCGTACCCCCCTCTGGAAGAACTCATCACAGTCGACTTGTTGATTATTTTGTTCAGGATCTTGGTTTCCGACGAACACCCTTCCAGATACAAGAACCTCACCAGCGGCACGCTTTTGCTGTCGCACCGCGTCACCCTGCCCATGCACTGCACCAATTCCGTAAATCTGTAACTGGGAATCAGAATAGTCAGTCTTCTAGCATCCCCCTTCTTATCATCCAAGTCTATAGACACTCCAGCCACGGAAGGATTCAGCACCACCACACGCGCGGCCGGGTCGGACTGAAACGATTTCATGGACTGCAGACGCATCTTGTTGCTGACCTTGCCGAAGATGCCCACCGCGCCATAGCCGGCCAGATCCCTCATGGCCCCCTCCAGATTCTTCACGTATCCGAATCCCAGAACCACCTTCCCCCCCGGATTTCCGTCCAGATACGCCTTCGCTAGTCTCACGGCCACCGGATACTTGCCCTCCTCGATCAGCTGCATACCGACCACTATGCTGCCCATGTTGGCCCTCCCTCGGAGCAGGTCGTGATAATACGACTGCAGCTTCTGCACGCCTCTGGCCACCAGATGCATGCTCTCGTCCGACGAGTTGTAGTATCCGTTGGCGCAGTCCGCCGTGTACGTGTAGTCCATCTTGAACACCAGCACGGGCACTATATGCGCCACGTACAGCTGCCACACCACCGTCTCCCGGTTGAACGGATTCACCCACGGCCTGGTTAGCCGAGAAGACCCGGGCGTGGCGGAGTGCGTCTCTATCCAGTCCACCATCTCTTCCACCCCGGGCGTGTCGTACGTGTCGGTCGCCAGATTTTGAAAGCACATGGGCTTGCTCTGCACCATGCCGCCCATGTACAAGATGGGTTCCACGTGATCCACCCTGTCTATGGGCGTGCTGGACAAGAGCAGCACGCGCGAGTTCGTGGCGGCCGCGTCGCCTGCCGTGACACTCCTGCACAGCGCCACGGCCGCTTTGGAGCGCATGCTGGATCTGTTCTTGGCGAAGTGAAACTCGTCCAGCACCAGCAGCACGCCGTCCTCCACCAGATCCAGTAGTTCCCAGGTCGGTGCGTACGCGACGGGATCCACGCCGGTCATCCTCACCAGACCGCTCTTGGAGCCCGACCTTTTGGTCCCGCTAAGTTTGTTGTAGGTCATAACGCATACCACGCGCGCGCCGGCCATCCGCGCCACCTTGCGCCACTTTCTCGCGCTGGTGTCGTTCGGACACACGACGACCATGCGCAGATTGAGCGTTCTGGCCACATCCACGGAGGTGTACGTCTTCCCGGCGCCCATCACGGACACGTCCACGGCCACGAGGTTGGCGCGATAATGCGACGCCAGCAGGTCTCTGTGCGGAATCTGATGCATCTTCAGCTCCAGCGAGTCGATGGCCAGATAGTCCCTGGCCCTCTTCGTGGCCACCAGATCGTCCGGAACCGCGTCTCGCTCCCCCAGCACCAGACGTCTGAAGATTGCGGCGGGTATCTTGGTTATGCGCAGATCGTAGACCTCGCTCTCGTCTACCTGGCCCCAGACGGTCATGGCGTAGAGCATGCTCCAGGGTCTATCCAGGATCCATTTTTGGGGCACGTATATGGGATCGGGCTCTCCTGCGAGTAAAAATAACATCTGCGTGATCTCGCTACTTATCACAAACACGATCATCCGTTTTTATGAGCACACGCCATGCACACGCCAGTATGTGCACCCAGGTCGAGGGCGCTGAACGCGCGCGCGGTCACATTATGAACGCCACTCTTATAAACCAGGATGGCTCTAGCCGCATCAGGAAACATGCGACTGCGCATCGAAAATCCGGTGACGCTCTTTTCGTCCAAACTGCTCAGCATAGAACAGGCCTCGACGGTCACGCAGATGCCCGTCGCCGTGGGCAACCCGGAATCCGACTACGCCACGATCCAGGCCGCCATAGACGCCGGCCACTACAGCATCGTCATCACACGAGATATGACGGTCACGGAAAACATCGTGCTGGGCAACGAGGGGTGTCTGAAACTAAAAATAGCCATCGTGGGGGGAATCAACCTTACGCTGCAGAATGCCGTGTTCACGGACGGCAGGTTTCCGAATCCGGGACGCGCGTTGCTGGAGGTGGTGACTCTCCCGGGTACTTGTCCAACCAGTTCCGGTAACAACCCCAAGCTGGGCACGCTGACTATGGTCTACACCGCCGCTCTGGACGCGACTCTGATCCCTTTTGACGTCTACCATCTGCTGCTCACGGAAGTGAAGTTGGTGCTGCTTTCGCCGACGGTCCCGGATTTGCAGTATCTGCAATGCCAGACGACCCTGGACGCGTGTTTCGTGGATGTGGACATATCGGGCACCACCACGGCTGCGTTGTCGTTCGGCCAGGGCAGCGCGATCCGCGGAACCACATTCGCCGACTTATCTTCGGCGAACACGTTCGTGGCGACCACCTCGGCGGCCTGCACATTCTCCACATGCAGATTCATAAACGCCAGCGCCAATAAGTCATCCTACATCATGGGCACGCCGGGCATCCGCGCGCACACCACGCTCACCGCGTGTACCTTTTTCGGTTCGCGCTTTGGATCCGCGCTGGAGACGTACTCCAACTGGATCAATTGTAGCTTCATCAACTGCGTGCTGTCTTCCACGGCGTCCGGCACCACTCTGGGCAGCAACCACACCAAGTTTGACAACTGTCTCTTCCAGTCCCCGTCGTCGCCACTCGACGTATCGGGCGACCACAACATCTTCGCAGACTGTTACATAGAAGGGGAGACCAACACCAACTTCTCTCTGGGCGGGGATTTCAACACTGTGTCCGGGTGTCGCTGCATCTTCCTGGGCACCGGACACGTCGAGATCTCCGGAGACAGAAACGCACTGTCCGGTAACTTCTACGCCGCTCTCGTCCCAGAGTTCACAGTCACGCTGCTGGCCGGGGCCAGAGAAAACAAACTGATAGGAAACGCGTTCACTGGCGCACCCACTATCCCCGCCACGTACGGCACCGTGGACATTGGCAACACCCTCAACACCACACCATAAAATTGCGGAGCCGTTGGGTTTGATCATATTGGTCGCGCGCGGTAAACTAATCAGCACGATGTAACAATTGCGTATCGCTTCTTGAGCGATACATAATAAAACGTTAGAGAACCCGGTTCCTCCGTGAGTCTTCTGTATTATGCAATACAGACAACACTAAGATGTTTAGCACAAATGGTTTTCCCAGTGCCCCCGCATCTACCAAAATGGTTTTGATCACTGGATCCATGCGAGTCATCGATAAATACTTTGACTCTGGATCTGCTTTGTAGACTGCATCTAGTGCTCTGCGATAATCGACGATGGTACGGAAAGTAGTCATGTTCTTGTTCCTGCGTTTCTCGCTTTTATATCCCTACACCTGCAGGTTGGTAATCGCAAACCGCGCTGGTTCAGCATTGGGGTGGTGTGAACCTTCCCATCCACTGAACGTGATGCCACTCCTGTATGGTAAATATCACCTCTGCTCTTCCGGATGTCTCGACCCGAATCTTGTGCAGGAATACTGATTTCCCGGCATATCTCTCTCCAATAACAATGAGGTTGAACATGGTGTTCCAGTAATGTAACCTAGACACATTCCGTTATAAGTCTCGCCGCGTCTCTGCAGAACCCACTCTCTACAAGGTTCTTGGTGTAAGCTTCCATGTGCAATCCGCACAGCGCGGGTCCCTGTTTGCTCTTTTCTCCGCATGATTTTACCAAACACCATGCATCGCTGATGAATATGTGGTGTTCACGTGCATACTTCAGTGCACTGTCTTTTGTACATGTTATGGTGGCCCTCCTCTCCGAGAGATATCGCAAACAGTCTATTCTCCCCTCATCCACTGTTACAATATCAGCGTTACCGACAATATCAGCGTTACCGACCATATCGCGAATCTGCCTCAAAAATGTTGTGGACGGAGATTCAAAACACCCCAGTGGCCAATGTATATCAGATGTGACACATCTCTCCCAGAGAAACTGAAGAAGCGGTAGGTTTCCAGCGAATCCTGCATATTTGACTCCCATCTCAGACACTGGACTTGAAAAATAACCGAGACCGCTCAAAATCGGCGACAATGCGATATGAGCCTCTTTGTGTAGTACAAGCTCCTCGTGCCATTCCACGAGAAAGCGTAGACATTTCATGTTTCCACACACGGCTGCAGCTAGTACTACCTGCTTGGTCACAGCGCAACCACGCGCCTCCACCAAATCCTGAACACATTCAAGATGCGCAGATTTCAGAGCGATGATCATGCTCTTGCAGCACACCATAGTTGGTGTACTGATCCGATTATTGTTTATTCGCACTGGCCACGATCCGCTATTCTGTATCGCACGAAATACAGATTTTAGTCCCCAGGAACCCCAGCCTCGTGTACTTCGCCTTCAGCTTCTTCATGAACACCGGATCGTTTACGGTTCCGTATCCTTTGTCATACAAAAATTGTGCTGAAGGTCATGCACTGTCCACCTGCTCCCACTCAGAATCGGCTTTTCTGTGTTCATAGGTTTTTTGCGTGGAATCTTTCATGGCAAAGGGACCAGGGCACTGAACAGAGACCAGATCATCCGAATCGGGAATACATCCAATCGTGCGCGCTCCACCCTCATGCGCTAATTGGACCCCATCCGCGTGCCACCTCGGAATAATAAAAAAGGACGGAAACGTGGCAAAACGCTCTGCGCCAATAGTGCGCTCAAGAGCCCCCCAACTTGTCACAGAAGGATCAAGACACCACCGCTTCTTTCTGAAAGACGGAATAATCACTTCCTCTGTCCCAGAATAAAATGCCTCGCGGATTATTCCCGGAACACAGCAGCGTTTCAGATGGGCCAGATCTTTTATGGCATTCTCAAACAGTTTGCAATCTCCCGAACCCGCGGCTGCCAGTATGGCTCCTTCCTCCCACCCCTGGCCTTCTGGATTCGGTCTTTGTTTTGCCAGCCAAGCAATCACAGTTGAGTTTTCCTGCTTTTTCGCGTCGTAGTACAGACTGTCGTTGAATCGGACACCTGCCGATCTTAAAACCGGCAAGACTTCGATAACATCATCGCCGTGTTGAGACAGTGTCGGCAGCATGATGTTGAAAAATGTTGGCGTGCCTGTCTCCTTGCACATACTCGCGACGTATTTAATGAGTTCCAGGTTGCGGGGATCACCCATCAAAACCCACGGAACATTTATGCTGACTCGTGCCGTGAGAGAAGGAAGGTGGTCCGAGCGCAGCCAGCGCAGCATATCCCCTGGCTTGCCATCACCCCCGGATGCAACACAGTCCGACGTTATCACATCTTTCCACACATTATCCCCTGGGACGTGGACAACGCGCTTGAGTTCCTCCAAGTTCGTGGCCTTCACAAGCGTATCAATTATTGCATCAGCCTCATCCATATCCCCAAGTGTGGTGTATGTATTACGCGCCATGTTATGCCTCATTTGTATAATAAACGAACAATACTTATATTGGGTTCCAATACTATTCTACGTAGATATACTTCCCAGGAACCAGGATCCCCAGTCTCTCCGTACTTCGCCTCCATACAATGCCCCGGTATTATACAATCATCGGGTTTATCCAGCTACGACTTCAACACGTCACCAGATTCTGTATCATTGGATACAGACATTTACGCCATGCTTACCTTCTCCAGCACCACGCCCGCCGCATCGCGACACATGTGCTGTTGTAAGACTACGCGCACCTGGGCTGCATGATCTCCACACAACCCTTCGCACATTTCCGTGTTCTTACATCCTTCAACCAAACACCATCTGGGTCCGAATATATTCAAGGTTGCCATGTAGTTGGTTAGATTCCTTGGCCATGATTCATCGTGTATGGTCTTGTAGTCACACACACATCCATGCTCTATCGCCCACTGCAACAACCCGATGTTTTTTTTGGCAGCCAAATTGCAACATGCATGTTCGTCAGATGGAAGATGGCCATTCTCCACCAACCACTTGAACATTTCTTCATATCCAAACATTGCCGCCCAATCAAGGCAAAAATCGTCAATGCCAATTCCTTTGTCGATCATCCATATCAACACATCTAGTTGGTCAGCTTGCGCTGCGGATTGAGATGCGCTCTTTGGTACACTATGGCCATTGTCCAGAGCCCACTGCATTATGCGTATGTGCCCAGAGCCAGCAAGCGCATCTGCATGAACGCCGTGCCACGCAAGTCCGCTGGCAAGCAAGCGCTTGGCACTAGATAAATCTCCATTTTCTAATTTATCGTACAGTGGACACGTTGAAGGATACCACATGTTGTTTGTCATACCATACAATCGCGTCACTATATTGTAATCATTTTTACACAGCTGAGGTCTCAGAGTATGTATCCTGTGATACATACATACAGTTCTTCTGTGTAATTTAGCAGAATGTCGTGATCAGTCCCGCAACCAGCGTTGCTTTACACGGACATCATGATATCAACTATCAACCCAGCTACATATTTGCAAACAACTCCCGTCTCCACCAGCACACGTTTCACATCTTGGGCGTGATCGTCGCATAATCCATGGGATGTTTCGCCCCCACAAACCAAACACACACTATTCACAAAGATGCCATCTTTTGCTAGCCCAACCGCGGTGATCCTACAATGCTCCACCAATGCGTAGTCCCACTCGCACCCATTTTCCAGTGCCCACTTTAACGTCTTGTAGTGCGCACCTAGAGGCGGATGGATGTACACACTCTCAATAAAGTAATCATCCGTGGTTTTCGACCACTCTGGCATAGGGATCAACCCAGCGAAAGCTGCTGTTACGCATGTGTCCGAATCCCACTCGCACCCGTTTTCCCTTGCCCACTTCAGCACGTGTAGATGTCCGCTCCTAGCGGCATAAGAACACGTATCTGTATCCCATGGACAACCAATACTACGTAAATACTTCAGCATCTCCAGATGTCCTCCACCCGCTGCCTCCTTACACGTGGTTGTGCACCGCCACCCGCAGCCATTTTCTTTGGCCCACCTTAACATATCCAGATCCCCATTGCTGGCTGCATGCATACATACAACCGAGTTCCATGGACAGCCATTGTCTCTAAGCCACTGTAATATCTCCAGATGTCTACCCTCAGCCGCACCCGAGCATGCGATTTCGCTCCACTGGAGCCCGTTCTCACGTGCCCACTGCACCACGTGTAAATGTCCTCTATAAGCTGCCCAAATATATAGATCTGTTGTCCATGGACAACCATTGTCTCTAAGCCACTGCAATACATCCAGATGTCCTCCACACGCTGCTCCGCTGCAGCTTTCGTAAAATACCGGAGGACATCCGTTTTCCTTGAGCCACCGTAATACATGCAGATGTCCTCCATATGCTGCTCTGGAATTTACTGTTGGGGCATGCCACTCACATCCCTCGCCACGCAAGTACTTCAGAATATGAAGATGCCCCCCGCGAGCAGCCCTGTTGCATGTCTCTTTATTCCATTCACATCCTTCGGCTCTTGCCCACTGTAGGACGGCAAGGTGCCCCCCGCGAGCAGCTCCTGCGCATGTTCGCGCATCCCACAGACAGTCATTACTACGCAAGTACTGTAGTATTTCCAGATGTCCTCCCCGAGCAGCGCCGATGCATGTCAGCGCATCCAATTTACAATCATTGGCCATTGCCCATTTCAGCACACCGAAGTGCCCTCCCAATGCTGCATAGCTACACACACCTGAGTTCCATGGACATCCCTCACCATGTAAATACTTCAATACATCAAGATGTCCCCCAGCAGCTGCTAGACGACACGCCTCCTCGTCCCATGCGCATCCACTACGTCTTGCCTTCTTCAACGCTCGCAGATCCCCGTTCTCAGCTGCATCGTTGCACGTCATTATTTGTGATCTCACCTAATACACGCTTTGCACCTGCTCTAGCAGCATTACAACTGTATCAGTGTAATACAGATACAATTCGACCTGAAAGTTTAAAATGATGTTTAATGTTTAATGTTCATATGTTCCTAAAATATAACAACACGACGTGCATTAAATATGGCCACCTCCAATTTTGATTGGGCAAGTCTCGCTGACCCTAATATTGACATTGTTGGGTGGGCAAATCGTCAAAACGCGAACCCCGTGCCAGGAGACCTTCTAACTGAATATTTTTCGGCGGTGGTTGCAGTAGGTGGGGTTCTATGTTATGTTGTCCCCGCTGTGATTATGCGTGTCGCGCGTAACGGACATTTCCGGTGTTTGAAATACATCCTGGAATCCGCGTCAACTTCTGTTGATGTCCGAGTACTGCTCGCATCGCAGTACGGAAAGTTAGAGTGGCTGAAATACCTTCTGGAGCACAGAGGTGCTACTGTGGACTCCAGAGCAGCGCTGCTAGCAGCAGGCGCAGGATATATCGAGTGTTTGAAATACCTTCTGGAGGACAGAGGTGCTCCCGTGGATACAACTGCATCACAGATGGCAGCGCAGAACGGGCAGTTAGAATGTCTCGAATTTCTTGCTGAGGGATGCTACCCCATGCACCTATTTGATCGTAAGAAAGTACACGAATATGCTGCAAAGGGTATTTTTGTCACTGATTCCATGTGTCTTTTTCCTGGATGTGGTAGCAATAGACATGAAAAAGGAGTCCAATGTTCTATGCATGCACAAGAATTGGTGGATATTCTACACCCGTACGGAATGTACGGGGACACAGCAAGACTCACGACATGGTTTGCATAAATACGTACGTATGTCTCTGAGACATACATAACACGCGACTGTGGTAAAGCGCCCCACGGGAGCTGGGCGTCCTCTTGACCCTGCATTTGGACAATGTAATTATTTATACAGATACATAACGAGCCGACCAGGAAACTCCGCGGTTAGCGGCTTCTGCTTCCATTTATGTAAAACAGTACATGTATGCATAAGAACATGTGCTTTTCACCGGCGAACCGTGCTGCAATAGACGGACACCTAGAGTGTCTCAAGGATTTAATCGAAGAGAGGAATGCTGTTGTTGATTATGAAGCCGTTGGAATGGCAATCGTCGGTGGACACATGAATGTTGTAAGGTACCTGCTTGAAGAGTTTGGTATCGCATGCATGTGGAAGTATGCATGGTCCGCATCGATACATGGGAATATGGAGATATTGAAATATTTACTCGAAGAACGCGGTGCCCCAGCGGATCCGGAAGCGATAAGAGGGGCAGCAATTAACGGGAACCTAGAGTGCATGCAGTATCTACATGAAGAACATGGTGTTTCGGTGAATGCAGCTTCGGCAAGGGATGCGGCAAAATACGGACGTTTGAAATGCCTCAGGTACCTCGCAGAAACCAGAAACGTGTTCCATACGTTTGAACACGAAAATGTGTTGAAATGGGCACACGACCATCAGATTTTTGTGTCTGACAAGTGGTGTCTGGTCCTGGGATGTGGTGTGGAGAGCACAGGCAAGCAAGCGCTATGTCCAGAGCACGTCCAGGAGTATACCCAGAGCCTGACACACTGTGGGATGTGCAAAGACGTCGCAGGGCTCGTAACGGAATTCGCATGACCAATAAAATGCCGTGTATTCTTTCAAAGAAATACACGATGTCTTGGGCAAGAGACCGTATTTAGAAGCTGCATTGATCATTAATTAAGTTACCATTGTTATGTCGCAACAACAAGTTGCGGCCGAGAGTTACACGAAAGAGTTGCTCACGCTTTCGATGAAAGAGCTGTTTTCCTGCGCGGACGCCACGTTCGACAATCTTGCGTTAGTCGTGTGGAGTTCCGCAACGAGGTGCCCAGGAGGAGAAACGATGTGTAGCGTGTGGATACCCGGGAAGCTCTTCAATGACTACAGGTGGGACATTGACAATGTGAGTGTGCCGCTCAACGCATATAGTGGGGAGGTATACGTGAAACCATACCTCGTGTCGTGTGATGTTGTCGAATGCTTTGAGTTCCTGCGGAACAATAGCGCGCCCTGTGATTTGCAAGCGATCGACGGCATTAGTTACATGGTCACCAGAGATGATGCGCAGCAGTTGTGTCTCGAACAAGGATTAGAAAAGTTGAACCAGCGAATAAGGAGTACAATGAAAATTACTCTAATCGTTAACATCATGGTTGACGACACTGAGGTGTTTAGATACACGGCGGAGGAATAGCATTATTTAACGATAATAATATCCAATGCCGCAACAAACAGCAACGGAGAAGCTGTATCTGTATCACAGATACAGATTCAAGTTTTCGCTTGCTCTGGCATTAATGTGCGTTGTAATAGCACTACAATTCGACCTGAAACCTTACAACACGGGGATTTTATCACATTTGTATATTCATTTATAAAAATGTATATTTTAATCAAGAACCCAGCCTTTCGTACTTCACCTTCCGCATAAACACCGGATCGTTTCACCTCCTCTCGAATACCATCGCGCAATGTATCTGTATTTGATCACAATCAATTCTCTTCTGTTTTGGCAGAAGCTTTCACAGCCCACTTCACCGCGCTCAATGCCTCTCCGGATAAATTAAATCCACAAGCCTGGGTAAATACAACAGGTGTGTGTTTATCCAGTTTCATGGATAATTCTTCCACCAAGAGCTTCATCCTATCCATCGTAATACGTGCAGGATTGTCCAGACAAAACCACAGAAGGTTGTCATGATACTCTTCCCTGTCGTACTCGGGGGCAATGTCCTTATCATAATAATACGGTAGCTTACGCAGATCATCAAGTTCACGAGCAAATTCCGTGTGTCCTGTCTCTAGGAGAGCGAGAATAGATTCTATGTCAGGATCATATTCGCCAGACGTCACAAGCCACCTCACCAGATTTTTGTGTGCGCTGCACGACTCTTTGACATAGAATAACTCTGAATAATGGCGAGTATTACGTTTGTCAGATCCACGGAGAATGAGCAACTTCTTCACAGCTGAGTACCTCTTGTTGCGCATGATCCTTAGCCATGTATGGCTATCCATGTCGAACCAAGGCTCAAGAATCCTCAAGGCTTCACGCAAATCATTGTCGTCGATAGCCTTGAGTAGCGCGTCAATGTCTTCGTAAGACATAGCCTTGTCCGCATATACTACCATTGTTCTTATTGAGAAGTGCGTACGTTCTTAGATAATGGACCATTTTGGGATTAGCCCAGCCTCTTGTAGTTCTCGCGGACAGTTTGTACCAAGATGTTGCATAGGTCATTATGGGACTTGTGTAATAATCTGTATCGTGTGATACAGATACAATTCGACCTGAAACCTACAACACGGGGATTTTATCACATCCGTATACTCATTTATAAAAATGTATATTTGCAGCAGCAGGTTTATAAAAATGAGTTCTCACGAAAGATTCAACAAGTTAAATAGCGAAGATGGAATGCTGCCGTCACATGTCCGTGGCAACAAGAAAGGGCCACCTAGAATGTTTGCGATTGCTGTTAGACAGCGGTGCATATGTGGGTATAGACTCAATGGGAAATACAGCAGAATTTGGGTACCTGGAATGTCTGCGTTTATTGTTGGAGAGGGGGACGCCAGTTGATGAATATGCAGCGTATTATGCAGCGTTTTATGGTAACACAGAATGTATGTGGTTATTAATGGAAAGCGGGGTACCTGTTCGTACAGAATGGTGTATGACACAATCATGTTCATTGCGCATTATGGCAAACCACACCCTATGCAATGAACACTTCAATCAATACATGCATATCTTAAAAGAATGTGATGGTCTTTACAAGGATATATGTAGCTGCATTATGTCGTATTTCTAACGTTTGATGTTCACTACATCAGGCTGGTATGTATCTAGCGGATACATACACAACAATCAATTCCACCTTGCGGAAGTATACAGATCCTAGTTTTCGCCCACTCTAGCGTTATAATTGTATCAATGTGATACAGATACAATTCGACCTGAAACTCTACAAAACGGGGAAGCCGAGGGCTCCGCCGGAGATGCGGATCACGTTGTGGTTCACCGCGGTCAGGATGAAGTTGTACCTCTGAGCCAGTTCCGCTCCGGAGGTGGGGCCGTTGCCTCCCACCGCGGCCGTCAGAGCCCCCGCGGAAGCGCTGAGGTCCACGCTGACGTTCACCAGCTTGCCGTAGTTGGTGGATCCCAGAGGATCGACGGCGATGAAGTCAAAGGCGTAACTGTAGGAGTGGTATCCGGTTTCGGTGGGGATGACGGGCGCGTGGTACCAGGGTTGCACCAGGGAGTAGTAGTCTGCGCCCAGGTTCTGCAGACGAGCGGTGTTTTCGTAGATCAGCGAGGCCTGCAGGATGGGATCCACAGCCAGCACGGGCGCAAAGTTCACGCCCGCGGCGGAAGGCACCGGAGACGCGGCGGTGTAGTTGGACCACTCCGCGGCGTTCGTGATGTTGCGGACTCCGAAGAACAGCACCTTGACGGAGTGCGACAGACGGATGTCGTATCTGGGGTTGGCCGTGGTCAGCGGCGCGAAGCTCTGGGACGGCACGGTCTGGACCTGCTCGATGCCGATGTCGCGGGGGGACTTGCCCATGCGCTTGCGCTCGTCGTTGGACACGATGGCGAACTCGGACCACACCTGCACGGCGTTCAGCACGGGAATGCCCGAGCTCAGATCCGCGGCCACCGCGGGACGAGACTGGCCCGTGGCGAAGGTGTCGAAGATGAGCAGCTGGGTCCAGTCGCGCATCACAAAGTTGATGCTGATCTCGTTGTACGGCAACGCCGCGGTGGGCAGAGCGACACCTGTATCGCGCGTGTGGGGAAGGATCAGGGGGATGTTGAGGGTGTAGCTGGGTAAAACACCAGTGAGGTTGCCGACGAAGTACGGGTCCACCAGCTGGGGGACGTTGCCGATCATGTTGTTGTACCCCACGCGCTTGCCTGCGGGCACGGTGAACGCGGTCCAGAAGTCCATGTGGTAGTTGTCGAACCGGGCCTCGGTGAGATCGTTGAAGCTGATGGAGCACTCGCGAAGGATGTTGTGGCCCAGGTTTCTGGTCCAGCGGATGCCGAACTGGGTGGGATCGTGGACGCCCGTGTCCATGGAGACCTGCGGTATCTGGAGCCGGAGCCAATTCTGGAGCATGTAGTCGCCTCCGCGAGAGGTGCGCACGGACCACTCGTTACCGAAATCAGGGGTACCGGAACTGCGGTTCAGCACGGAAGGAATGATGGTGAACCATGTCGCCTTCTCGATGCGGCGCACAAAATACGCCGTCGCCGATTCACCGCCGTAGAAGTACTTGTCAATCTCGTCATACGTGGCGAGATCGATGAACCCTGATGTAATGTTAGACGTGGCTGTGGTGGAACTCATTGTTTCCGATGTCTCTGCAGCGCCAAGCTACTGTGTTTGAGTGTGGTCCAAGATAATTTTCCGATGTCTCTGCACGCGCGGCAAGGGTGTCGCAACACGTACGACGGTTCGTCTGTCTACGACGCCCGTATCCGTCGTTTACACAAAAGACACCACGAGCAAGGCCACATCCCGACTTACGCGCGTCGCTTCCAGCACGCTACTACACAACAACCCTTCGTGACTAACGCATTCTCTCGTCCCGCTAGTTACCAGCGATGTACACGTACCATGGCAACACCATCGAGGGCTGTATACGCCCCATTTCGCGTATGCCCGCTTATGCGCTGCTGGCAACACGCGAGCAGCAGCGCGGAGATGACGCGCGCATATTAATGTGCTGTTGATCGTCAGAATATTGAGGAACGCGCATCGCAGTGAACCCGCCCGGGCGGGTTCCAGCATAACGTGCGTCACGTGGAACATGGCATCCGGGCTCATTCGCGCCAAGCGCATTTTAGATTCGTCCGTGGAGCCCGTGAATGGAGCCATATACCTCGAGGGCCACCTTGTGCGCAGCGAGTTATGCTGGGACGATGAAGATGTTCCAGCGAGCAGACACAACACGTCAATCAAACAGTCTCTAATGGCCGGAGGACATTGCGCGAGTCGCAGTATATGCACATCCGGATTGTCTGTGGTATCTCGTCTCCAATGCCCCTTTTCGAGAGCAAGACACCCGACTTCGCACCAGCGCCCCTGCAAGCACATGACGTCCAAGGCACTCGCCCATATCCCCAAATCGGCATCCGTATGCGTACGACACAGCGTATCTTGCTTGTGAAACACATCCTCGAGTGTGGTGGCTTGTAGCAGCGTCAACAACTCGTCGAATGTGGTCATTTGCTGTGTTGACACGTGCGTGAGGTAGACCATTAATTAGGCAAGATCGCGCTAATGCCCAAAATGATATACTCAACTGAAAGTACGCCAAAAAGACGGTACACCAACAAGGATGCTATACCAACACACGAATCGTTGTACCTATGCAGCAAAGCATGGAAATCTGGAATTACTCAAAAAATATAGGAAGGAAGGTCATCGTTGGAATTGGATGGTCTGTGCTTTCGCGGCTGAACGTGGGGACATCGCGATGCTGCAATGGGCGAGAGCTCAAGAACCGCCCTGTCCCTGGAGTAGTGCGGTATGCATCGCTGCGGCCCAAAACGGGAACATGAAGATGCTGCAATGGGCGAGAGCTCAAGAACCGCCTTGTCCCTGGAATTGGGAAGTATGGATGCGTGCACAAATAAATGGCGACCGCAAAATGCTAGAATGGCTGATGGCGCATAGGTGTGACTTTGTATACGTTTACATGGATGCAAAACTACGCAAAATATACAAATCAGCATTCCGCGCCAGTCTGGCGCGTATGTTGCACACTGATCTAGCTGATCTGGTATTGAAAATGTGTGAGTCGGGTTTCTAGAGGCGACGCGACGTCAGTAAGTATCCTTCTGGGATACATACCACATTCGTACATACGCATCCGCCCGATCTCTGTGTATTATACAGAATACACAATCTAGACATGATTCATGTTTTAGCGCGCAGTATGTCCAGCACCACGGACGCTGTGTCGCGATCAAGATAGCTATCAACCAGCATAGTTATCACCACGTCCGCGTGATCCGGACACAAGCCTTCGTGACCTGGGCTATGAACCGTGCAATGGTAGCATATATCTCCGGCAAACCATAGCCCGGCTCTCGCCACCCCGCGCTTCCTGTTCGGCGACCAGTCTGTGTTGCTAACGTGCACGTCCGTGTGCTCCAACATCCATCGCGCCATCTCCGCATCGCCGCGGAAGACGTCTCCGTCGGAACACCGGGCTCGCTCTATAGCAGTCTCGTACGCCGTCCGTACCCTCGAGCTGGCGTTGCTGCAATACGCAAGCCTGTCTTTGTGCATATAGCCCGCTCTGACGGCCCTGTACAGATTATGATTGCCCCACATGATGCTGGATATGTCGATGTGGTAGCCTTTGTCCAGAAGCCAGCGCACGCAGGCGTCTTGCGGATCGTAGAGACCATCCGGCATGACGGCCAAGAACAGAGCGTTCTCGAAAATAGTGCGCGGGAAGTCCTCGACGCGCAGATGTCCGGCTCGCGCCGCATCCCACGCACTCGCGACACACAACGCCGGCCTGGCGTAACACATCTTGACCGCCATGGCCAGCATCTCGCGCGTGTTGCCCACATCCGCGAACGCCCTCAAGACTGTCTCCAGCACGGTCGTCGTGGTCGTCGAATTATCCATCAGCAACGATTCCGGAATAATGGCGGCGGCGATCATACCTTCCCGTATGAGAGAAGCCAAGTGTACGATGCTCGAGCCGTGCATGGACATGCTCCTGGCGCGATCCAACAGAGCGAAGACATCATAAATTTTGCGTGCGCTCGCATACGCACCCACAACGGCGGCAAACCCCGCCTCCGTCCACAATTCTTTGGCGAACAAGATTAGCGGGAAGGAACGCAGGGACACGTTTCCCGCATCGAGCATACGTCTGCCCGCAACGAGACACCAGTGTTTGTGCCGCGTGTTCATACCATGCTCTACGACGAAACACATGAGCCGAGAATCCCCGTCGGCGACGTAGGCATCCCACACGACATCCAGCACACTTTCTGGCCAATGTCCGATCCGCACCCGCGCGCGCGTCTGGTAGCCTTCCAGCAACACCGCCTCTCTTTTCCGAGAGCGTCGCCGCACGCACGCCGTCGTGCAGTTCTCGGCATGCGTGCGGCAAGGGATGCGTCTGCGATCCGATGGTCTACCCTTCTTCAACAGTCTTCTGTTACGTCGCAGCGTTCTCCACTGCGTAGCCATGAATACCAACAGAAGATGATCGCTCTTACTTCTGCGCGCGGCGGCCAACAACGCCCTCTCATCGTATCCCACCACATTCATGCACACCACGAGCATCCATTCCCTACCCCGCGCAGCAAACAGCTCGGCGGCGTCGCCACGCAGAAACAGACCGGGCTCGGCGTCCAGTACCCAGTCCAGTATTTTTGTCCAGTCCAGGAGGTGTCGTCCCTTTTCGCGCAGGGGGTCCCACTCGGCCAGGGCGCGCAAGACGGCGACGTGCTGGCATCCGCCATCGACTGCCTGTATCACGGCTTCTCGACAACGCTGCATCGATCTGTTACAGGATGCTTATCAGGCTTATAACATACACGTCTTAGCGGAATAGAACTGGTTGAGAAAGCGATGACCGAGTCCGGAAAAGGTTGATGTTCTAGACACATTGTGGCGGAATAACCCAGTTCCCATAGCTTACCTTGTTAAGGGAACTTTTCAAATTCGCTATATGTCTACTCCTAGTTCCACTGGTAGCTAAAGAAGTCCAGCTACACGAGTCAAATGCCATCCCACGCCTACCACCATCTGGGTGGCGCCTACCAAAATCCGCAGGGGGACGACATGCGCTCGCGTATAGCGAGTCTCGAGGGCGAGCTAGATGAGACGCGCCAAAAGCTGGACCAGATGCAATATGGGATCATTACATGGACTACCAGACGTACCGCAACCTGAAACCGTACATCTATCCAACTGGGTTGGGGTGTGCGATCGGATTGTGTATCAGCTACGGGATGTATGCCATTTCTGGTTGAAACATTGGTTATCGCTATTTGCGTAACGCGGATACAGCTGGCAAAATCGTGAGCTATATCTAGATGGGACGGGCGTCCCGTCATGTATCGATGATTGCGATACATGATTGTAGTGGTCGAGAACAACAAATGAGACGAGCGTACGCCGTGATCGAACCGGCTTCTGCGGGTCCGGCGCAGCTGCGGGGCGTGGTGGATCTGTGGCAGTCGTTGGACACGGACGTCGGAGGAGTGGTAGCGCAGATCTACATAACGGGCGTGCCGCGCGGTTTGCACGGATTTCACGCTCACAACGACGCGGACCATCTGCATCTTCAACTGCCTGGTGAGATCCATGGGGCGCTGGGGCAACGAGGAGGCCATCTAGGAGACTTTGGTAATCTGGAATCCACGGGACCGGGAGGAGATATCAAAGACACGCTACTGCTGCAGAGCGTATCGCTGATACCAGGACACCCGCGCAGTCTGCTAGGCCACAGTTTAGTGTTGCATGCGGAAAAGGACGATCTGGGTGAATTTCGTGCAACGTGCCCGGCCTCCGCCATCTCAGGAAACAGCGGACCGCGTATAGCCCACGGGAAAATAATCCAATGGCGCGCCACTAGCACAGATTAGCGCGATACCACATCCGCCGCCACACGTGTTGTTCGCGTCTCCGTCGTCTGTCTTTGTTGCTGTAGTATGCTTCCCAGTCTTCCACGAACTGTAGCTGCCGCCACAACCACGTGTATTCGGGTTGTCCGGTTGCGAACGAATACCCGTTCTCCGACGTTCCCCCCCACCCGTCCTGGTGCTGGTGCTGGTGCTGGTGCTGGTGCTGGTGTCCTTCTCGGTACGCCGCGCCTGGCGCGAATCTGCTTCCGCTCATCCAGCCGTCGTCTCGGATCGCGGGCCAGATCGGCGCGGTTCCTGTTCCTCCTGCGAGAAAGACGTCGCGGTCGTGATCCGGCACGACGGCGTATTGGGCGGTTTCGCAGATGTGGTCTGGTGGGATGAGGACGGTGCCACTCCGCGGCCACGGATGCGCGATGGAGTGCATTTATGTTCTGCGTCGTCTAATCATTGGTAGCCGCTGTCGTCGCTCCGGCGGAACATCAGATTGTGTGCTCTCGAGAGTAAATGACGACCATCGATCGCGTGCCGGAGTGGAAAGGGAGACGTTCCAGGGTCGCTCCCATATCCGGTTCTAGAGCCGCGCGTACGTGGGAGCAGGATCCGGGGTATCTCTCCCATCGCGAACGTGCCACGCCATGGACCGTCGTCGACAGCAATATGGACGGCGTCCTCAACGAGCAATACTACAACAAATCCCAGATGAAGTTTGGTCTGCCCGCCAACCTTCCCGCGTCGAGGTATATGGCCAGCCCGCAGTTTGCGGACCTCAACAGACGAGTCCACACGCAGACCCTACAGCCCGGGTACACGACCCGCAACCAGAACATAGAACCCATCAACGGCAATCTGGGCATCAGCGCCACGCCGCAGCTGCAGCCCTTGGTGGCCGAATACACCGGACGACACGACACGGAACTCATGACGCGACTGGATCCTCTCACAGCAGATGCCCAGGTTTCGGATATGTTGGCGGCGTCCGGCGGAAGTGGCCGTCCTGCGACGGGACAGCCGCGTGTGCGTCTGGCGGATGTGTATGATCCGCGTTTTACTGGGTACGGAGATCCTTACAGGGCGTACGAGGACGCGACTACCGGGCAGGTCCGCTACTACTACGGCGACGTGGACGCCCACAAAACGCCAAACTACATCGTCCGCAGTCTGATAGACCACATGGATTTCACGCAGGGCTACGGTCCCCTGCACAGCGAGTATCCGGACGCCGCAGAATCTCTCGGCGATATAGGGTCGTGCGCTAGACCCTGGGCCGATATCGGCGATCTGCGGGGTAAGGTAGAGGAGCAGTATTTAGCGGACGACATCGCTTTTCGTACCAGCATGATGGAGAGTCTGATGCGCAAGCGCAACTCAGAGGCCTGGCAGCGTCGCGTGGCGCCATTGTCTCAGAGCGCGCACACCAGCGGCTTTCGCTGCGGACCGCGTTGATGTTGAGTATTCCCGTCCAGAATACACAAAGTAGAATCCAGTCCATGTGTTCCAATCCCGGCGCAGACGCGGACGCGGACGCCCGTTGGACCATCCTCCGCAACAAGTGGCTGGTCAAAGATCCCATGGTTCTGCAGATTCTGGCTACTCTGCGCTGTCGCTGCACGGATGCGACGCGATACGCGAATCTGGTTGCGTGGCTAGAGGACGACGACGACGACAACCGGGCCCGTTGCATATTCCGCAACGGGAAAACCGCGCGGGCCGTGTATGCTTTGGCCATAGAACCCACGCCCACATCCGATAGCCCCTGGAGCACGTTTCTGGACTCCTTGGACGAGCGCGAGCGCACCTTTCCAGAAGACTTTGACGCGGACGCGGACGCGGACATGGACATCGTCGCTTCGCAGCGCGCGGCAGCATTCCTGGTCTATCACGGAGACGGGGACGGAGACGGAGACGGGGGTGCCACGTGTTGGCCAGGGTTTGCTCTGTACTGCGTCAGGAACAACATCCTGATAGCGGATATGCTGGCGCATCTGCACTCTCATCTGACCGACCAATTCGGTCTCAGCAAAGGAGGCGGCTTGGTGATGCGCGGACGACACGAGAACGCGGAGATCCTGGAAATACTTTCCATGTACTCCGAGTAAAATTATGTATCTCTCTTTCCCTCGAAAGATACATAACGTATACACCCTGGTGGTCTTGCTAGTCCACTGCAATCCTGGACTCCCCGGATAACCCGTCACACCAACTCTCCACGAAGGAAAATTGATGAGTTTTATACTGCCGGTATGCGTTTCGCAATCTTCTTCGCACGTGTATCCCCCTCTGGCACGAACGCGCGAGAGGATCCAACAGCCGGACTGCCCCGAGGAGCGCGGACACGACTCGAGACGGACACCCATCGCGTTCCAGGACTGACCTCCTTTACAGAGATAGATCCAGAGACGTAGTGGAGTGTGTTGCCTCGAGACGCGTCAACGTCCCTGGTAGTTTTCCTGGTTATTGGAGCCCGTCGTAGCTTCGCACCGCGCCGGAAACCGGCGGGTAGGAGGGAGACTCGAAGATGATCGTACAAACTGTGGTACCGCGGCAAGTCCGGCGGCCCGCAAAGGTCGTCGTCGTCGCGCAGTTCCCGCGTCCCAGCCGATCATCGGCCAGGACGTGGACAATAACTGCGAACCCGCGCGGTAGACGTCCCAGACCGGCCCGTCCAATCGGTGACCCAGCAAACAAGAGCTGGGTAGTGATCGGAAGGACGCGGGTGGAAAGTCTTGTACGCGGACCGCAGAGACGGGTATATCCAGGAAGCCGGTGTTCGAACATATCTGCCCGAACACACCGAATCCCGTAAACACCATCGTGTGTGTAGCCATCGCTTCTCTATCGACATCGCGCACCGAATCAATTTCATTTTGGGCGTTTCTCACAAGAAGTCGATGACGGTGTTGGACAGGCTGCTGTGTGTGGCCAGACGCAGCGGGTCGTGTATATTGAGACGTGCTGATGCGTGTTCATGTTCGTGTGTGCTGGACACGACTTTAATTTCTAGCTTGACTTCTTCCAGTCTTTCCAGATCATCTCTGTTGATAATGCCCGCTTGGGACAGAGTTACCAGTATACTGTGGCAATCCTCGCAGAACAGTAGATCGCGCGACTCTTCAAGCCCTTCGTACGAAGCCAGAATATTCGCGGAACGAGCATCGTCAGGACAATGCTCGCAGCTCTGGTTTCCGATATGGTACTTATCGATGTCCTCGTCGGAAAAACCATCGCACCGCCAGAAAACGGATCCCGTCGGCACCAAGCGTCTGGGCTCGGCGTCGGCGTCGGCGTCGGCGTCGGCGTCGCGAGCCTGTCTCTGAGCGATAACGAACGGATGCAGCTGGCGTCTGTGACCGAGATGGCAGATGGACGATATGCCCAAGCTGCGAAATACCGAGTTGCTTATGGAGAAGCTCATTGTGTGGGGGCGAAGTTCTTTGGTAGCGTGCGGAAAGATACCTTTGGATCAAAAATGAAATGGTGTTTTGTTCGCCGATAGCCGAACCATACCACACCACCACCACACCATAGCACAGCACACAAGATGACACAAGATTGTCCGGCGCTGAATCTGCTGCGTTCTCTGCATCCCAATTTTTCTGGGATTCTTACCTTGCTCAACACCAATATGAGCACGTGGACCGCCAAGTCTCTCGCCGACGACAAAGACGAAGACAAGGACGAGAACGCCAATGCGGACTGCGACAGGAAGAAGATCGATAACTTGCTTGCGCGTTATATGACCATTCCTTTGGGGGGTGAGTTCATGGTGTTTGTTCTCTACATAAAGGACATGCCCATTTTGGGCTCGCACGTGGCAGACATCATACAAAAGGGTCTTCGAGGGACTCGACTGTTTGCATCGACCAGAACGGAAGCAGTGAAGTTCTGTGCGGCGGTGATATTCTCGCACCTCAAGGGTGGCAAGGAAGACACTCTGAAAGGATGCTTGGGCGTGTTTGGAGAACATCTAGTGTTTGCGTCGCTGTTGGCTATGATACAGGCCGGAGTGAACCTCTTGAAACAGGACTTAGAGCTGTTTTTCATGGAAACCGAACTCAGAAAGGGGTTGGACAATCTCGTCAAGATGAGCTGCTCGTTACTGAAGGCTTCATCGGAAGCGAATCTCAGTGGGAATAAATGCGTGCGGATTGTCGCTCAGATATTAGTGACAACAGTTTTGGACACTGCGCAATTATGCGACGTCAAGCGCCTGCAGAAGAACGTGCACGTGAATTTTATATCGCTATTGACCTTTGTGACGCGGCTGGACATAGCTGAGATGGTCATCGCTTCCAAGTTGAACAACGAGGACAAGAACGAATCGCTGAAAATACTCAGCGGCGAGTATCTAGATGACTACATGTCCGAGACGGGGTCAAGCAAACACGGCACCCCGACGAAAGGAAAGGGAACCTGATCACAGAATCGAATTTCGTATAGCACATGGACGCTATACAAAATGGAAGGATACCACATAAACAAACTACACGCACACCGGCTCTCTCTCGCATGGGATCCCGCACAAAGATCAAGAAATTATCCACTTCTTCCGACACGGTAGAACCCGTGTCCATCGCCCCCGTTCCAGCAGCCACCGCAGCCACCGCAGCCACACCTGCTCCAGAGACACCGACACCGACACCGACACCGACACCGAATCAGATCAGCAAAAGAAAGTTGCGTACGCGATCCGAGGAGCCGGAGCCGGAGTTGGTAGAATCTCCCGTGGCTACGTTGCCTATTCCGCAGGGGGGGGGCATGCCGGAGATTGCACTGGAGGCGGCGAGGGCCAAGGTGATCTCGGTGGTCGCGGCCGTCATAGCGAAGCCCCGCAAGACTCTCGGCGAGCTCAAGAATATCCAGGAGGAGACCTTCCTCGATCTGGAGTCTCTCCACAAGACGTGCAAAACTGGCGACCTCATCATGACCTACAGCACGGGGTGGTCCTACAAGTGGTACGCGTCCGTGTGCGGGAAGAAGTACGATAAGGTCATGATGATCGTCAAAGACCCCAAAAAGATGTGCGACGTGAACCTGGTGGGCACGTACGTCATCGAGCCCGTGTGCGAGGAGAGGCCGACTTCTTCGGGCGGCACCGTCATGAAGTACGGCTACAAGATAGTGCCTCTGAACGACGTGGCGGCGCGCGTGGTGCACGCTGGCCACGGGATGGTGTACCGCAGCATGGATATCTCCGAATCCAAGTTCTCGGACAGCGCGTCCATCCCCCCCAGGATCTCCGGCAAGCCGTACATCAAAGAGACTCCCAAGGAGATGGTGCGCGCCAGGTTCGGACTGGATCTCTCCTGCGACAACCCCGCCGACGAGAGCAGCTGGTCGGCCATGCTGATCGCGACCATTCTGATCGGTCTGGACGTCATCCGCCAGGATATTAGTTGGTTCATGCTCTCCCCCTCCAAGTTCGGTTATCTGCGAGAAGGCAGGCTGGACATGCGCGAGAACATCGAGAAAGAGGAAGAGGTCATCCTCTCTACGTAGCGTGGCGTCGCGTCGTGTATTATTGTCCTGTAAGTTGGGTAAACTGGTGTCCGCACGCATACGCTATGAAACTCGATGTGCTCGTCGCGGTCGCGGTCGTTCTGTTGGTCTTGTTGTTTGTCGCGCGCTACGGCAGCGTGGAGGAGGCCTTCAGTGTGGAAGGCTGCGGCCACAGCACGCGGGAGGGCGCCACGAAGATTAAAAAGATAGAGGAGATGTTGGACAGCGTGGTGCCTGGTTTGACGTCTAGGATCGGTATCTGCGAGGCGGACAGAAGCTACACTCTGAACAAGGCGGACATACGACTGCGCGTCAGAAAGTGATAGGTCGTTCGGTGCCCGCACACACCATAATCAACAAATCGTTCGTCCGCATGTCGTCGACAACCCCGTCAGTTCCGCAGCTCATGCTCTCGAAGCAATCGTTCGACTACTTGAGAAATGTGGCGCCCGGTACTTCGCTGACGCATTGCGTCGACAAACCCGAGCAATGGATAGGTCTTGCCGCGAAACGGGCGGCGCTGGCTGGGAGAGCGGCCGAAGCTGGCTGGCTCCAGACCAGACGCTACGGGGGGGGTCCCTGGTGCGCGAGCGACGCCATCTATGCTGCCGAGCGCGGCTTTCTGGACGTGCTCGAGATGGCGCATTCCCAGGGATATCTACCTTTCTACCACATCATGTACGCCGCAGCCGAGTACGGCAGAATACGCGTGCTGAAGTGGGCCCACGCGATACTGCGCACACGTCTGCCGCACGAGATACTGTTCGTGGCGGTCATGAACGATCGCGTGCACGTGATAGCCTGGGTGCTGCGACAAGCGCGGTACATGTCCGACGAGGTCATGGTGCGATCCTTCACCGACGGGATAACTATGAAAATGGCCCTGCAAAAATCACCATAAAAATGAACTATGTGTAAGTCCAATGGGCCTATACACATACAAAAGACGCACGCGATGACTGCCGCGATGATGCTGAACAGACCCGAGGCGAGACTAGCCGGAGCTTTGGCCGTCGGGCCAGTCAGCGCCAGAAAGTACATGCGCGACGCGGCGTGGGACCAACTGGCGCGTCTCTCCGAGAAGGCCGTCGGGGACAACAGGATAGACTATCTGGTGCACGCCCAAGCCCACGATCTTCCCATGAGCGAGCACATACCCGATATGGCTTTGGACAAGGGCAGACTAATGATATCAGCGTGGGCTCTGCTGAACGGCATGGCGTGTCGGAAGAAGAATAAGGTCGCTCTGTACAAGGATGATCTAGTGCGGTGGTACTTTGTCGGCGGGGTCTGTCTCGTGAAAGGGTGCAGCAGGTCGGGAGAGGGCGTGTGCAACAAACACCGGACGCTGGTGTGCGACGTGTTCGTAAAACACACCTGTTTACCGCTGGACATAATCGCGACCATAATGGGCATCCTGACGCGGAAGGGTTAGCGATCCAGTGTATCTCGACGAAGGGATACATTCACGAGACCATTCAAGGTGGCGCGCAAAGTAGACTAAATGGCTGCCGAACGCAAGAGCAGCGGCAACGGTAATGACGACGAGGCGAGCAGTCTGACGTCTCCGGCCGACCGGGTCACCAAGATGGTGCGCGGCAAGAAGCGGGTGCGGTTTTCCAATATGCGTCCCACGGCGGCGCGGCTGACCGAGCAGGAGGCCGACGTCGCCGTGGGGGAGATGCTGGACACGTCCGCCGTCGACGAGCTGCACCGCTTTCCCAAGGTCGAGAGGCAGTATTCATACCCTGCCTACAAGGGTCTGAACTACGTGGCAGTCAGTTTTCTTCCTTCCAAGACGGCCGTCCCCGACAAGGATGGCGTGTTCGGTATGATGAGGATGTGGGGGGCGTACGCCACCCTCGAGGAGGCGGAGGCCCACAGCGCCTACATCATCACCCACCACGACTCCTACCACCCCGTGAACGTGGCCAAGTCGGCCACGCCGTTCTTCATCACCGCGGAGAAAAAGTACAGCGCGGTGACCACGAAGATCAGGCTGGACGACGTGAGCAAGAGGATGATCACCGAGAGCGTGAAGGAGCAGATCAAGAAGGACAAGGAGAACACGAGGGAGCTTCTGCGCAGGGAGGAGGCTCTCCTGAAGGGACGCAAGAGCATGAAGATGCCCGGGCAAAGCGATGACGACGACGAGAACACTGGCATGGACGACTACGGCGCGCATCTCAGCCAGGAGGAAAAATACGCGGAAATTCTGACCAAGCAGTACGCGCAGCTGTGCACCATTTTGCGCGCGGAGAAGAAGGTGCGCAACTACAAGCGCGCCTACCTGTCCTCCGTGAGGAGTCTGCGCGCGTTCGAAGCCGCGCTCGGTCCCGACGACGGCGCGCTCTTCGAGAAAGCCTGCGCCTTGGTAGCTAAGGAGCACGCGTCTATTGGAATAGAGATGAAGAACACCGCGTATCTCGTGAGCGAGTACGGCTGCATGCGCGATGCCGGGAGCAACATATCCTTTCGCGGTCTGGACGCGTGCGACAAGCACGAGAAGGAGAGCTCCGAGCTGGAGCCTCTGTCTGCGCTCATTCTGGAGCTGCAGAAGAGTGAGGGCAAGACTCCTCGCAAGACTCCTCGCAAGAGGTAAGGAAAAGGTATGTATCCCGCGGCGGGTCGTGTTGCGGGATACATACTGCAAAAAGAGATGGGCAAGGTTAAATAGCAAAATGGCAGACGACGTGCCTGCCGCGAGCGAGGCCCAAGCCAGAGTCGCCGGCGTGTTGCGCGCGCTCTACGGCAACTCCGTCATGCTGGATGTGGCGGTGTGCGAGAGCGACCCCCGCACCGTGTTTATGCTGGAGGTGCGGACCGTTCTCGAGGGTCTCCGCTTCGTGGTGTTCGTAGAAAAATACGGGATATCCACGAGCTATCTGGGCGACGTGCACAGGGCTTCCATGAGCAACGGGCCGCCGGGGTTTCCCGTCCAGACGCAGAAGTTCATGGACCATCTGGACAGGCCGCAGGTGGTGGGGGGCGTGCGGGACGTGCGCGCAAGAGACAGAGAGATGACCAGAGCGTCCGGATACACCTCGGACGAGGGGCTGCACCACCTGCGCAAAGTCGTGCTGTCCGATAAATCGGTCGAGGAGGACGAGGGCTTCGACGGCTGGCTGGGCGCCAGGGCCCTGGGCATCCTTTTCGATGCGCGGAAGGATGGACCAGAGGGGGCCTTCGTGGTAATGGGCGATGAGAGGCTGTGGTACGTCAACGGATCGGGGATAGCCACGAAGGCCGACATCAAGTACCGCAGAATGTGTCGCGGGGTTCATGCCGTGCTGTGGGGATCTGGGACTCTGCGCAACTGGATACAATCCACGGCCGGGGTGTGTGCGCAGGGCATGGCGGAGCTGGACGACAAGAGCTTGCTCGCGAAGGACTTTGGCGAGTACGGCAAGCTGATCTCGAAAACCGCGAACGCTGGTCTGGCCGGCGGCGTCTCTCTGAAGCGCAGCAGGCTGCTGGAGGATTGCGTGGCGGCTATGTTTTTCGTGCTGCTGCTGGCCGTCGAAGAGCAATCCGCGCGCATTGCCCATCTGTCTGTTCAGACGCATACGCAAGCTTGGCTATCTTCTGCGTAGCGTAGCGTAACGTATTGGTGTTGTATATTAAGGTTAAAATGACCTATACAATACACGTGAACGTACTGATTGAGCGAAACAATCATGATGACAACTACCACGCACGACAATCTGCTGGGTGTGGAAATATCCGGGCTGGAGATGTACTGCATGAGTCCCGAAGACATCAGGGTGCTGTCGGCCGCGGAGATCACGGTGCCCAACTGCAACATCGAGGACAGGGTCGCAGGATCCCTCTACGACGCGCGTTTGGGAGCCAGCTCCTCCGGAGGCGTGTGCGCCACCTGCGACACGAAGGGAGACGGGTGCATGGGACACATGGGGCATCTCGAGCTGGCTGTGCCGGTGGTGAACCCGCTGATGTACGCGCTCACGCACAAGCACGCCGTGGAAGTTCTGAGACTGTTCTGCTGGAGACGCGGACATCTGAAACTGAGCGCGGAGACCAAGAGGTCTCTGGAGAACGCGTCCCAGGCGGTGAAGGACGACGCCAGGAAGAAATTCGCAAAGATATGCTCCACCAAAAAGAAGTGCGCGGAGTGCGCGGCGACCGTGTGCGAAGAATGCGAAGTCCTGCGGTGCGCGAAGTGCTCCTCCGCCAAGGAGCGCTGCAAGAAGTGCGTCTCCAAGAGGAAGTGCGTGCTGTGCAAGGATCCTCCGAAGGCGCCCATGCCCGCTCTGAACGGGGCGGCCATCCTGCGCTTTTTCGAGAATCTCTCTCAGCGAGACCTGGATCTGGTCGGATACGGGGGTAAAAAGCATCCACGGAGATTCGTGTGGACCGCGTTTCCCATCATAGGCAGCGTGGCCAGACCCGTCATCAAGATGGCCGGGGACGTGTCCAGCGACGACATCACCAAGAAGTACTCCAGCATAGTGCGCGACAACGCCGACCTGCGCGCGGCGCTTCTGCTGCGCGCCGCGCAGGCGCCCCCCAAGAAGGGGAAGAACGCGGACGACCTGCTTCGCGCGCTGGAGAGCACGATACACTCGATGATCATAAACAACAACAACATCCGGAAAATCTTTGGCAGGGACAACGGCAAGGCGCCGTGTCTGTCTTTCAAGGACCGCATTTCGAGCAAGCAGGGGCGCTTGCGCAACAACCTGATGGGCAAGAGGGTGGACTTTTCCGCGCGGTCCGTCATTTCGCCGGACCCCAGCCTTTCCGTGGGGGAGGTCGGTCTGCCGGCGAAGTTTGCGCGCATTCTCACGGTGCCGGAGATCGTGCGCGAGTACAACAGACGTCCTCTGGAGATCCTCGTGAACGAGGGCAAGGCCAAGTTCTTCATCCGCGATGGACGCAGGAAATGCATCGAGCCGCTGTTGAAGCCCAAGGGTGGGTACAGGTTTCGCAAGGGGGACGTGGTGTTGCGCGGCGGTCGTACGCTGGATCCGAGGGATGCCGTTCCTTTGGTGAAGGGGGACGCGGTGCGTCACGGGAACGGCGAGGAACTGCGCGACCCGGACCTCCCCAGCCAGCGCTGGATCACTCTGGAGCTGGGGGACACCGTGGAGCGCCACTACCGCGACGGGGACAGGCTGATAGTCAACAGACAGCCCACGCTGCACTCCGCCGGCATGATGTCCCACAGGGTGCGCGTCATGCAGACGGACACCATCAAGCTGAATCTGGCGGTGTGCTCGGCGTACAATGCGGACTTTGACGGGGACGAGATGAACCTCCACGCCCCGCAGACGCAGGAGGCGCGCGCGGAGATGGACGTGATGAGCGTGGAGAACCACTTTCTATCGGAGCTGAACGGCATGCCCATCATATACCCTATCCAGGATACGCATCTGGGGTGGTACGACCTCACGCGCGAGGGCGGCAGGACGCTGTCCGTGGCGGAGTGGAGCTTCGTCGTGGCGGACGCGTTCCACGGCTGCGGGGTCTCGGACGCGCAGCTGGCCAGGGCGGCCGGGGCGCCGGGGGGGGTGCGCAGCGGACACGGGCTGTTTTCGATGCTGCTCCCGGGGGATTTCTGCTACGACAGGGAGCTGACGATCGCGGGCGACCCCGTGCGTGTCCGCATAGTCCACGGCGTGCTGTTGGAGGGGGTGGTGCAGAAGGCCCTGATCGGCGGCGGCGGCACGTCCGTGCTGGGTCTGCTGGCCAGAGAGTACTCGAGGAAGCTGGCCATGGACGTGGTGGACAGGCTGCAGTGGATAGCGCGCGCGTGGCTGACCATGCATCCCTGCAGCCTCGGTCCCTCGGACTTCTTCCCCTCGGCGAAAACCACCGCTCTCGTGAACAAGAGCGTGGACGCCACGCTGATGGACGCCTGGAAAGTGGAGTGCGGCGGCGGCGAGGAGGCTGATGTCGAGGCCGAGGTGGCGAACATACTCAACAGCGCCCGGGATGTCGGGCAGAAGATAGCTAAGGAGGCTATGGGCAGCAAGAACGTGTTGAGGACTCTGGTCGATTCCGGAGCCAAGGGGAACTACGTGAACGTGGCGCAGATAGTGGGGCTGGTGGGCCAGCAGTGCGTCGCCGCCGCGCGCATCGAGAAGAGCGTGTCCAACGGGTCGCGCTGTCTCACGTCGTTTCCCGCCGAGTCCGAGTTGCGCAGACTGGCCGCCCAGCACCCGGAGGTGTACATGCCTCTGCTGTACCAGAGCAGGGGCTTCGTGGCCAGCAGCTTCGCCACCGGTCTGAATCCCTCGGAGTACTTCTTCCACGCCCAGGGGGGCAGGAAGGGTCTGTCGGACACCGCCGTGAAGACCAGAGACTCTGGCTACATCCAGAGGAGGATAGTCAAGACCAGCGAAGATCTGCGAGCGGAGCACGACGGGACGGTGCGTGACTCCGTGGGGAACGTGGTCCAGTTCTCGTACGGACACAGGGGTCTGGACACGGCGGAATCCGTGCGCGAAGGACGCGCCTTCGTGGACATAGAGAGGCTGGCGGCGCGCATGAGTCCGCGCGGCCACGACCGAGGAGAGACGCTCACCCTGGCCGCGCTGTCCGAGCATCTCACGGAGCTCACCGGTTCCGCGGACGAGGCGCGTCTGGAGATCGCGCAGTGGAGGGGTGCCAGGGATCTGGTCGTGAACTCCAGACGCGCTTTTCTGGATGAGGTGTCTCGTCGGTACCACGTCTCTCTGGTGTGTCCCGGCAAGTCCGTTGGTGTGATCATGGCTCAGTCTGTGGGCGAGCCCACTACGCAGATGGTGCTCAACACCTTCCATCTGGCGGGCGTGGCCAACAAGAAGTCCAACATGGGTCTCCGCAAAGTGAAGGACCTGACCGAGCTGATAGACACGACCAGACGGGTGTGCACCGTGAAGATGCTGCCCGGGGTCTCCAGGGAGAGGGTGGCCGGGGCGCTGGTGCGCACCGCGCTGGCGGATATCATGATAGAATTTCGCAAGGTGCTGCGCGGCTCATCTTCCGACGAGCCGTGGTGGTACGCCGTGTGTCTGGCGGACGACCCGGGTCTGTTCGGCTCCTCGGCGGAGGGCGACGCGAAGAGCATGCTGGGCATGCGCGTGGTGCTGGACGGCGACGTCTTGTCTTCCAGAGGCATGGTGCCGCGGGACGTGGTCACCGCCCTTCGCAGAGGACACGGAAATCCTCTCACGGAAGCTGTGCTGATCGCCAGTCCTGGCTGCGTGCCCGGCGTGGATCCTTGCGTGGACATCTACGTGCATCCGGATATTCTGCTCACCGCCGACGCGGCCACTGTCATGTCGGAGTGCTCCATGGAGACTCGCGAGTGGCACGGCTACGTCTCCGTGGTGTTGCAGGCCATGCACAGGGTGACTATCTGCGGACTTCCCGGCGTGCGAGACTCCGCGGTGGACGCGGAAGACCCTTCCGTGATGAACCTCGACGGGTCCGGCATGGACATGATGTCCGCCTACCACGGGGTGTATCTCGATTTCTACCACACCTGGTCGGACAACCCCAAGGAGATGGCCGCCGTGCTGGGCGTGGAGGCGGGGCGCAGGGTGCTGCTGGAATCCCTGAAAACCGTGATCGAGTTCGACGGCACCAAGATAGCTCCGGCGCATCTCGAGCTCCTCACGGACAACGTCTCCTTCTACGGCGCGTTGCTCCCCATGACGAGATCGGGCATCAAGAGCATGGACGCGTCACTGTTCTCCAAGATGAGCTTCGAGGAGACGCCTGCCCACGTGGCCGAAGGCGCGGCCAGAAACGTGACGGACCCCGTGCAGGGTGTGTCTGCGAGGATAGTGGCGGGGCTGCCCATAAGGATGGGCACCGGATTCTGTGATCTGCTACCATGCGCGCTAGAAGAAGAGCACCACAAGCCCGCAGAATACGAAGACGACGAAGACCTAGAGTTCTGAACTATTCCGTATCGTGTACGCACGCGATACAGAACACATTTTCTGTATCACCTACGTGATGCGGAAGTCGTCCTACAACAAAAGAAGTGGGATCTCGAGCCACTTACGGTGTAACGCACCTATCCCGGCGACGGTGGTCTTGATCGCGTCTAGTGATGGATAACGAATCGGCGTACCTTTGCATCTGCATCTGGGTCTGGGTCTTGGTCTTGGTCTTGGTCTTGGGCGAGTCTTCTCTTTAGTCGATCGGCCATCGCTCTTCATCTGTGTGCCATCCATTTCTTGTACCCGGTCTTCTTCTGGGCCATGGACATACCTTGTCCCTTGACCTTCTTGCCGTATTGGATCCATGTGTTGGCCTTCTTGCGGCTGCGGGATCGGCTGCGGCTGCGGGATCGGCTGCGGCTGCGTTTCTTGACGCATGTGCCCTTGACGCGTGTGCGGGATCGGCTGCGGCTACGAGATTTGCGCAGGTGGGACTTGCGGTAGACCTTGCGGCTTCCGCATGAGCGGGACTTGGAGCGCGATCTGGAGCGGCTGCGGGACTTGCGTCTGGACTTGGAGCGGCTGCGGGACTTGCGTCTGGACTTGGAGCGCGAGCGCGAGCGCGAGCGCGATCTGGAGCGAGTGCGCGAGGGTTTCTTGACGCACACGGCCTTTAGATGCACCCTTTTGCTGGAACCGGCAATTTTGCGCGAGTGACTGCGTCTCAGGACCTTGCCCGATGGGCACGTAGTCGGCATCTGTGAAACGGTTCTGATAAGGAGTTGTTTGCTAAGGACTGTGAGACATTAATTTACTTCACGTCTTATAAGCTTCGGCATCGGAGACGTCAACAGACATATATGTCCCGCCGCCGCGTGCACGAGCTATCTGACGAGGACGATGACTATAATGGTGTCGTCGTCCCTCGTCTTATTGCCTCCAACAGTAGTCTCCTGCTTATCCGCAAGCTAGATATCAATAACCTGCCTCCCACCGCCGGAGGATGTCTGCTCAGAGATATGACCGGCAAGCTGGTGGAAGACGGGGTGAAGTACATCGTCATCGGAAAGCCGGGCTGCGGCAAAAGCGGCATCATCAAAAACTACATGTACGCCAAGTCCAACCTCATTCCCGCAGCCAAGATCATGTCCGGCACAGAAGAACTGTCCAAGTTCTACGGCGCCCACATGCCCACACACAGAAAGTACGTGGAATACGCGTTCTCGAAAGCCTCTCTGGGGAAGTTCATGAAAAGGCAGAAATATTCCACGCAGCACCTGCTCAATCCGCGCGCGCTGATCGTTCTAGATGACGTCTTCGACAGTCCCAGCGATCTCAAGTGCAAAGAGTACCGCGCGATGCTCAAGAATGGCAGACACTACTATCTGTACCATTTTGTGGGCATGCAGTACTGCATGGACATGGAAGCCAGTCTGCGCATGTGTTTCGACGGAGCCTTTATCTGCAGAGAACAGAACAATATAGTGCTCAAGAAGCTATGGGAAAACTTTGGAGGCATCATACCGGATTTGAAGCTGTTTATGTGGATTATGGGCAAAATAGCGACAAACTACTGTGCGCTGTACGTGGACAACAGAAGACCGATGGCGGACTGGCACGAATGCGTTTACTGGTACAGAGGCCACGACCCCGGAAAACTGCACTTCGATTTCGGATCGCACGCCTTCCACACGCGGTGACGACAAGACAGAGACAGAGACAGAGACTAGACTAGACGAGCTATGACACAACAGAGACAGGACACGACGAGTTTGTATTTCCTACAGCAATACAAACCATGACGTCTCTACTTGAATCTGGGAACACCCATGGAGTTCCACCTGTACACGGCAGGATGCCACGTCATAGAGCCTTCGCGCACCCAGCCTGATCTGCTAGAGTCGTCCAGATAGGCATTCCCGCCGCTGGGAGACACTCGGTATAGTCCTGGCTTGATATCTATGCCGTCCAGCTCCAGCTTGTCTATCGCCATCTTGCCAGAACTCTCTCCATCTTGACGCACAAAGGTCACCTGGTTCACGGGATACAAGCCCTCGAGACTGAGGTTATCCGCAACTACCGAATCGGCGGCCACATTGTACGTCTTGATCTGAGTTTCGTTGATGAACAGGGTGGCGACGCCCGGCTTCAAAGCCTCGTCTCCGGACTTGGTCGCGCGCAGAGAGATGCGCAGCCGCGGACCCCCGCCACCGGGAGCCACGGAGCCGGACTGGGATCTGGACTGTAGTACGATGGCGTAACCAACGAGCAGGACCACCGCCACGACGAGAAAGCCAGCGACCATTTTGCGGTTTTTGGACATGGCCATTGTTCTTTGGTCTATCTCTCGCAGACAAAACTCGCTACCCGCTTGCAGCGCCCGGCTCTATCGGGCCATCTGAGACCCATTTATGTCGCGAGCCGTAGTCAAACGGACCTGAACCCATGACGTCTCTCCACGGCACGCCTCCGGTGCTAAACTACCGCCACCTGTACGACAGAGCCGATCTGCGCACCACCAAGTCTGCACACGACATGCCCAACCCCGGCACCATCGCGCACGCCATCTTCACCAACGCGGATTTCGAGATCACCAAGACCCTGATAGTCCAGGCCGGCATGTTCGATTTCTTCAACAGTCTGGAGTCCAACGTGACTCTGTTCATAACCCCGGACAAGTACTGGAAGCGCAACACGCCCGACTTCCTGCTCAGAAATATCGACCTGCAGTCTGCGGCGAGCATCGTACGCTACGCCACACTGAACTTTCCCCTCACTATGTCCGGGATGAACTTAACCAAAGGCTACGTCGAGAACATGCATCCCAGACAAAATCTGCTGATCAACGCCATGACCTGGGGCGGCGCGGAGATAGGGCTGAGACCCAAAAGCACCAGTCTGGGCCCGCAGTATCTGGAAACCTCGCGCATCGTCAAGGGAGACGTCCCCTTCCGCAATGGCGTGATACACATAGTGTCCAGCCCCGTGGTGCCGAGCCTGGGCATGTAGCTAAAATGATTTTCTCGCGATCCCGGCGCACCACGTAGGTGTTACAACGCAGCGTGTGCAGGATGACCACATGCGAGCGCAAGAGAGTGCAGGTGTACGTGAAGCTCCAGAAAACGGCAGACTCGCTGGAGTACATCATCCCGGACGCCGCGTGTCTGGCAACCCCGTGGACATTTGGCAGATTGTCCAACATGGCACACATGGAACCCCTGGATGGTCTTCTGGTAGACGGGGGGCTGGATGTGTACGATATGGACATCAACAAGGTGGAGCGCGCTAGCTTCGCGATTGCCGAGGGCAAGATCACATACTTCGGAAAAGGAGATATCATGCTGGGCTACTGGCTGGGCACGACGGCAGGATGCATGCCGGACTACATGGACGTGATCGTTCACTAACAATTCCGCTCCACACCCCCGCATATGTATACTTTGGGTATACACATTTTTGTCCGCTATCTCACCTCTCAGACGACGACGACAGCACTTGGCTACGAGCGTCGGCGTGTTTAATCCACGTCGAGTGACATGTGGGGTTCATGCTTTTCAGAAAACGTCTCGTCCGCTCCGATGCGTCGTGCAGCCCTAGCTTACACAAATCCCCAAAAATTTTTTCGGTCGTTGCCGCTAGAGTGCAAACCTGACCGCCGGATAAACTATGGTACGAACTGAGGTGTGAGCAGAACTCTGTCTTGGCGAGTCCGTACAAATCGCACGCCTGACAAAAGAAAATATTGGGCATCATTCGTTTCCTAGATCACGCTATTTGCTAATATGTTGGATCGCACTCCCTCGTCTTCTACAGCGTGTGTGAAACAGTTTCCAATAACCGTGCACGCGCCGCCGGATATCTTGACGGCGAATGTGCCGCCGGTCGTGATCTCGAAATACGGGCTACATCCGGAGATTCTGCAGCAATTCCCAGACAACGCCAGACACCCGCCGTCCAGAAACGAGAAACTGCAATCTGTCGCGTAGTTCCCGTGTCCGGCCAGCGTGAAGGTTTTGCCCTCGCGTAGTCTGATCTGACACCCGACGAAGCCGTTACGCCGTCCGGTGACCACCGGAGAGGAATCCCAGAGATACATGTGACATCCCTCGAAGCGGTTGTTGTCCGCCGCCAGACCCGTCGTCGTCGTCGTCGTCGTGCTCGACATCTTTCCAGCGGCCATGGTGCACGTCTTCCAGAGCGTGGTCTGCGCGACCGAACCCCAGACCACGTTGCGGAACGAGCAGCACTCCACGCTGCACACCTCTTCGGTTCCCGATCCAGATCCAAACCGAATTACAGACAAACCCGAGAGACTACTGAAATTGCAGTTGCGGAGAAGAACCGTGCCGGAGCTGGACCAGGTCCAGACGCTTTCGCGAGACACGTCCAGCGCTTCTATATCCTGCAGCACGCTTCCATCGCCAACTGTCAATACGGCTGCAACACTAACACCGCCACCCCTGCAGTTTATCTTTACTCCGCAATGACGCATGTCCAGACGCGTGTCGCCGGAGACCAACACCACGTCCGACAGCGCGTCCACCTCCAGACACACGTCGGACATTCTGAGCAGACCTACTCCGAAAATCTCGGACGCGGGCGTCGACGTACCCAGCTGTCCGTCCACGGACACTCTGACGGTCGCCGGATATCTGCCCAGAATGGTCTTGTTCTTGCGCATCCCAGGCTCGCACAGGATCTCCAGGACGCAACGCGCGTCTTCGTCCACCACCGCACAGTTCTGGAAGTGCAGCGTGACATCGGGACGCAACGCCAGTCTCAGCGAGGCGCAATCCGATAAATCTATGTCCGATGACACCAGCGCATCCGACGTCAGTAGTATGTTGCATCTACCGGCCGCCACGGCTTGCCGGATGGTGGCGTATGTATCTCCTGGGATGACCACGCGCTGCATGCTGGCAGCCAACATCGCGCACGTGGTCTCCGTGGAACGCAGCGCACTCTCGTGCAGCCGCATCTTGTTGCAGAACATCGCCCCGCTGGTGTGTATTCTCTGGTCCATCGCAGCTTTGCCTAGTAGCCGCACAGCTATGCGACCGACGCCTAAGCGACGTTTATGTATCCATGTCCATTTCCCACTCAGCGCGCATGATCATGTCCTCGGACGACGCAAACGGATAATACGTACATATCTAGTACCCGCTCACGGAGAATTTCCCAGCACCTGGTTGTTGGGGGCTCCTCCGTCCACGAGCGCCCCCGAAAAGGTATTCCCTATAATTTTTACATCCGAAGTGCCCACGCTCGTCTCGAGCAAGAAATTAGAGACGGTGGCGTAACACCCCATGACTATAACCTTGTTCGCCGATACCAACACTTTACCGGTGTCTAGTCGTATGTTGCAATTTACTAGGGACGTGCCTTCTGCCTGGAGGTCAAATCCGATGGCATCGGGCAGGGTGATGATGCAGCTGGAAAATATATTCCCGGTTCCGGTTATAACGATATTTCCGGGAGAAAAATTGAAGATACAGCTGTTGAACTGCGTGCGAATCCCCGCGTAATCCGTTCCGCCGATGGTGGTGGTCAGCGTGCACTCGTCCATTTGGCAACCGCTGAAAATACTGTCCGTCTGAGTGCCCAGCTCGAGCCTCAGAAACCTTGTATTTTCCGCTACACCTATACCTCCTCCGGGGAAGAACAACCTGGTCACCCCACCCATGCCAAAGAGGCTACTTAGGTACGAATCTCGGATCAGCGCCGGAGCGTGCATGCTCAGAACGTCACACAAAACGGAGCTCAGATCTCCGATTTGTGACTGTATGATGCTACTGTTGCGGCCCATTTGCATGGCCGGGACACCCGTGCCAGACAGACGAGTGAGCACGGCGCTGTTGAATATCTGTACCAGCGTAGGAATGGTGATATACGGCACATCCGCCACAGAAGGGCTCTCTAAGTGCACGTAGATATCTTCGAGCGTAAGTTCTAGCAGATCAAACGCCCTGCTGGCTGGCATGGACGTGTAAGCCATGACTAGCTTGGGTGTGTTGGTTTGCTGGAGACGCATCTTGACACCGCGTAAAGTCAGATAGGCGGTCGGACCAGAGAAGACGGCATCCTGCATCGTCAGAAGTACATCGGGCATCAATCTAATGCTCACCGAGATTTTACCCGGCATCACCACATCCTCTGTGACGGTCGTGGAGGAAGATACGACGATGTTGTAGCGTCCGGCGTCTATGGCCTCTTGGATAGTAGCGTACGCGTCTCCCGGGACGCCCACCGATACCTCGCCGTCGACACTGATGTCCGTGTTGTTCAGCAGCAGTAACTTCTCCTTGATCTCCAATAGGGGATTGGAGACGCCCTTGTAGGTGATGTTGCCGGGAGCTATGTATTCTGACATAATATCCGAGTCTGGTTGGGCCAGAGAGCGAGAGCGTGCGGGTGTGGTTTGTATGATCCCCGGGACATACAAAAATGCAATGTTCTGGCGGAGACTGAGATAGGAGAGAGTCCCACCCGTCGTCCATTTAATCACTCACCGCGCTTATCACAGATAATACGATGGTCAGCTCCCCGGAAGCGAGCAATCTGTTGCTGGACGTGTTCGACCCCGTGTGCGTGATCTGGAAATGCGACGGTAGCCTGGAAGACCCCGGCAAGGGTTCGTACACGGATATCGCGGGTACGCGCTACGTCCACAGGGTGTCCAGTCTGGCTGCGGCGCCGTTCGCGCCGTTCGACGCGGAAAACATGAGCAGGATGTGTGCGGGCAAGGGGAAGTACGTGGGCATGACCGCGCGCGAGGTGCGCGACGCCTGGGCTCTGACCGGACTCTCTGCGCGCACCATGGGCACGGAGATGCATTCTATCATAGAAGACTTTATGGGAGGCGCGCACTCCCTGACGCAGTGCGCGGACAGGGCCTCCGCGGCGGGGCTCTCCAAAGAGTGGACGCAGTTCGGAAAGTGGCTAGCGGACACGCAGACCAAGAGGGGGCTGCGCACGTTCCAGCAAGAGTGGCGTGTGGGCGACCCTGGCTCGCGTGTCGCCGGCACGGTGGACTACATCTCCGAGGCTGGTCCAAACTACAGAAGAGGAGACGGAGGCACGGACGTGGCCACGCCGAAGGGCAGGATAGTGATATACGATTGGAAGCGCAGCAAGCTCATCAGCAAAGCCAAGAACGAGGCCTCCGCGATGTGCGGTCTGACGCATCTGAGGGACAACAACTTCACGAAGTATTCGCTCCAGCTGAACATCTACGCGGAGCTGATAGAACGCAACTACAACCTGACCGTGGTCGGACTGTACATAGTGCAGTTCCACGAGACTCGCAAAGCCTACAAAGAGTTCGCGGCGGCCGATCTGCGCTCCGAGGCCAGGATCCTGATCGACTCTGGCGGCAAGGGACTGCGCGACAAGAACGTGCTCGACTACTTGAGCGGACGCGGACTAGAACTGGTAGACGCTTAGGCTGGTATCGTGTATTGGGCGAAACACCAATACACGACACGAGAGCTATGGACAATAAACGCCATGGTATCGGATGACCAAGATGGAGAATATGGTGGCTACTCTGGCGCGCGCAATGAGATCCTGCTTCGCGTTCAAAATGTGTTTCTTAGAAGAGCCGCTTCCAAATCGCGCCGCGGTGGCGCACGAGAGAAATGCTGAGCGCATGGACGCGGACGATGAAGGAATCGTGGTCGTCGAGGAATGTGCTGTAGTCTCTACGAAGACGCTGCCGTCTCGAGCATCGAGCACAAACACAGAGCCAACAGCGACGGCAACGGCAACGGCGACGGCGCAGGTGGAAAAACTGGATCACCGCGATGATGCGGTGTATATGGATCTCGTCGACAGTAGTAGTAGCAGTAGCCATGCTGGCAGCGACGACATCGCTCCTATGGCGCAATCCTCTCCCATTTCTGTTGCTTGGTGAACTATGTTTCTTCGCTCGTCATCAGCAGAGCCAGTAGAGCCAGCACTAGGACGGCGACCAGGATGATGGCCGCTATCTTTTTGTCGAGCGCGCGCGGCTCTTTCGCTTCCGGTGCCGGGGGCGGGGTTGGCTGGGGGGCGGGGGCGGGGGTGTCTGGTGCGGGGGTTTGTGAGAATTCGCACGTCAGGTTGAAGTTTAGTTCTTCCAGCGTGACGTTGGTGCTTTCGTACAGCTGCACGAGGATGCCGCAGTAGTTGTCCGGACAGGTGGGACCGCCCGGCACACCCAGCATGAGATCCGCTGGGATCAGATTAGGCATGCCGTCCGGCCCCGAGCACTGTTTGTACCAGCAGGAATCTACTATGGGGTTGCCGTTCTTCAGCACCGCGTACAGCGGGTCGTACACTCTGGAAAAGCACGCGCATTCTGGCGCGTCCTTGTTGGCGAGACAGTACTCCGCCTTGGGCGCTTGCGCCAGAGTTCTGTTTTCCAGAGCCCACGTGCGGCACTTGGCCCCGTCGTCGCCCAGATCGAGAAACCGCGAGCACGTGTCTTTGCCGTTGGAGCAGTCGGTGGACGTCTTCGCGCAGAATGCCGGCATGACCTTTGTGCGGATGTCTTCCGCCGAGGAGCCCTGCGCCGCGAAGACGTTTATGTCCGCGGCGGTCTGGAACGCCGACAGCGGGTACTGGCACGTCTGCCGCGTCGCGTTGTTCGTGATGCTCGCGAATGCCGCGACCCCTCCGATGTCCGGACATTTATCGCAGTCGAGCAGATAGCATATGGGTCTGGGCCCACGAAAGAGCGGACACATATTCTGGCCCTTTCTGTTGAGGCCCAACTCCGCGCATTTTATGATCGGACTGTCTCTGCAGCCGGTGGGCTGCACGGACGCGAGCTGGCTGGCGGACACGGACACCACACCCTTGACCAACAGCGTGCCCGGAGCATTTTGGTTGATCTGACACGGCTGTATGTAGGGATTGGCCAGACGCCCATCCGAGGATGCGCCCGAGCCCATGCTTCGCGTGCGTTTACACAATAGACCGTGTAAAATGTGTCGGATGGCGCGCGCGCCCGGACTCAGTCTGGAATATCCACCACTCGCAGCGCCGTGCGTCTGAAGGCGGCGCTGCCGAACATGGAGTCGCTCAGTCTGGGGTCTCTGTCCGTGTGTCCGGGTTCCATAGGATTGTCGCGCTCCAGAACAGCATAGTTCCTAGGCTGCTGCATGGTGACGGTGGCGGGGCCTCTGAGAAACGGGCTATCGTCGTGCGCGCGGTGACTTTTCACGTTCCACAGGGCGGATATGCAGGGTCCCATCGCGGTTTACTTGTTATGTGGGTCGCGTTTATTCTGGATGGTATAAAACGAAGTGGGTCAGGTGTTGTAATCTCCGGATAGACAGAAAGAGTCATGACGGAAGAGACGACATGCACCAACAAGGTGATCGGCGACATCTACAACACGCAGGTTGAGATCTACCATGGCGCGCATTCGCGGAAGATGCAGAAGACGTACGACGCCAACAAGCGTCTGTACGACGGCTTCTTCAAAAATAAGTACAACCGCGCTTTCGTCAAAGGTCTGGAGATTTTCTGGAACATGTACGTAGCGAGCGGGCGGCGGCCTCCCCAGACAGCCTTTCTGAACGCGGAGGCCCCGGGGGGCTTCGTGCTCGCTCTGCTGGAGCTGTTTCCGGATGTCTGGTGGAGAGCGAATTCCTTGAGGGAGGACACCGATCCTACCGCTCTTGGGGACAGATACGGCTTTATGAACCGCACGGCGCGACACTGGATGCAGCTGGAGGCTATGCCCAGAGGGCAATACTACAGCGGAGACATCATGGCCCAGGGGTCCATGCGCGATATCAAAGATGGCTTGCAGCCTCATTCCGTGGTAGATCTCTACACCAGCGACTTGGGCGCTCTGCTCCCGGCGGATGTCCTGGACGCGGAAAAGGAGCGCTGGCACTTGACTCTTCACATGAGAGCCATGGCCATCGGAACCGCGGTGCTGGACGAGGGAGGCTGTATGGTGCTCAAAGGGTATCACTTCGCGTCGGCCTTTTGGCTGACACAGGACATAGAGCGCAAGTTCGCGAAGACCTCGTGGATAAAGCCCGTGTCCAGCAATCCCGCGAACATGGAGATTTATCTCGTGCTGGAGGGGTATCTCGGAAAACCGTTTGACATCCCCGACCCGGCCGAGTGCATGCCGAACCCGGACATGGGACTCAGAGCCCGTGCTCCTCCGCAACTCGCGGCGCTCTGGGAACAACAACTGGCGGCACTGGAACACTGGAGCACCGTTTACATGAGCGAACCGGAGATGAGGAACGACACTCTGGATCAAATGAACCCGGGTGTACTCGATATTCTCGAACGCAACAGACGTCGCGATAGACAAAGTCGAGGACGAGGACAAAGTCGAGGACGAGGGCGTGGACGAGGACGAGGGCGTGGGCGAGGGCGAGGGCGAGGGCGTGGCGGAGATAGAAGATGGTAGAATCTTGATCTATGTATCTCTTGGAGATACATAATTGGAAAAGTTGATGATCTAGACGCGTCTTGGCAGAATAGACTGGTTGAGAAAGCGATGGCCATGCTCGGAAGAGGTCGATGTTCTAGATACGCCTTGGCAGAATAGAACTGGTTGAGAAAGCGATGACTAGTGGTGGGTGATATGTATATTTTGTATGAGCATATGTATGCTCATACAAAATAATTGTGTTGTCTATGGTGTCGTCGTGGCCACGCTAAACCAGAGTATCAGATCGAGCAGCTCAGTGGGCAACGCGCTGCATGTCTCGTTGAGAATCGTTAAGATGTTCCGCTGGTGTATGGTACACCAGCCCTCTGCGCATGTATGTATGCACGCATAAGCCAGACACACGCCCGGCAAGAACAGTCCGCCAGCTGTACATATGTGTTTCATGGCGCTTTTCCATCTGAAATTATGATATTGGCTATCTGTTAGATTATCGCATCCGTTGTTGATGGCCCATGCTAGTACATCGCCTCGCAGATGCTTGCCTGCGAGCAGTGCCGTATTCTGGTCCCACGGACACGAAGGCTGCTGTTTTCTGAGCCACTGCAAGAGCACCAAATTGCCAGATCGCGCGGCCTGCGCGCACACCGTAGCGCCCCATGGACACTGCGTCGCGCGGCCACTCCCGCCGGACAGCACGGGATTTCGCAACCACTTCACTGTTGATAGATTTCCGGACAGAGCCGCTGCCTCCATCACGGTAATAGTCAGTGGTTCGCCATGTTCCATCAACCATGCAAGCATGCCAGTATTAGCATGCTTGGCTGCATAGCACATGGCGTTATCCAAACACCCTCTGTCGGACAGAGGGTACACCCATTTCATGATGTCCAGACTATTTACATGTATAGCGACCTGATACACCCCCTGCATGGATATGTTGTTGCGATGTAGCCACTTCAATGTATCCAAGTGGCATCCGTTTGCAGCAGCCACTGCTACCCGGTATCCCGTGGGACACCCGGCACTATAGGCCCACTGCAGGTTGGCGAGTCTGTTGTGTTCTGCGGCCGCAATCGCTGTCTCGATGTCCCATGGACACTGCGGGGTGCGATGTCTGAGCCACCGCAAGGCGCGCGCATCTTTGCTCTTGGCGGCGGCGGTGCATGTATCTTCTGTAGGACAGGCTCCTCTAGCAATCCATCGCTCCATGCGACCGATGTCGCCATCTTGGGCAGCCGCGTCGAGGTTGATATAGCACGCCATTATGTCGTACGTGTATACACACCGTGAACGTGCATTAGCAAACACTGCGATCATTTTTGGTTATGTATCCCACTGGATACTTACTTCTCTAGTTCAGTGCGCACACTATCTCCACTACTAACTTAGCCGTGTCGCCGCACATGAGTATCTCTAATACACTATAGACCGCAGCTTTATGAATCGTACACAATCCCTCGCCCTTTTCAGTATCTAAGCAGTTAGCAACCAGACACCCATGGCCCGGGAATACTCCTCCCTCCACACACAGGTCCACGCATCCCAGGGACAACCGTTCGTTCTAGCCCACTGCAGTATATCCAGATGTCCATACTCTGCCGCGTTAGAGCAAGTATCTTCACCCCAGGGACAGCCATTCATTCTGGCCCACTGCAGTATCTCGAGATGTCCATTCCATGCCGCGTTGGCGCAGGTCTCTTCATCCCAGGGCAAGCCATTCTTTCGGGCCGACTGCAGCGTTTCGAGATGTCCGTGCCATGCCGCGTAGGCGCAGGTCTTTTCATCCCAGGAGTAACCACCCTCTCTGAGTTGCTTGAGCAGATCTAGATCTCCATCTGCCGCGGCTTCGAAGCACTCCATCTCCATCGTTACTGTGTAATCTGCCGCCTCCATCTTTGCTGTGTACAACCGACCACCAAAGCCCGTTCATCATATCACTTTTGTTATGTATCCCATGGGATACCTACCTCTAGTTCGGCGCGCACACTATCTCCAATACCAGCTTGGCCGTGTCGTTGCACATCAGCGGCTCTAATACACCACGGATCACGTCTATGTGAATTGCGCACAGTCCTTCGCTCTTCCCGTCGTCTGAGCAACCAGACACCAGACATCCATGACCCGGGAATACTCCTCCCTCCACGCATGCCTTTCTGATGATTGGTGTAAGCACGCATGCGTGATTGTGATCGCAACCATTTGCTATGGCCCACCGCAGCATCTCAAGATATCCATTCCGTGCCGCGTAGGCACAGGTCCATTTATCCCAGGGGCGGCACTGTAGTATCTCGAAATATCCATTCCATGCCGCGTTGGCGCAGATCTTCTCATCCCAGGAACAGCCATTCTTCTTTCTAGCCCACTGCAATATATTCCGATGTTCGGCCAGTGCCGCGTGGGTGCAAATCTTCTCATCCCAGGGGCAGCCATTCTTTCTGGCCCACTGCAGCGTTTCGAGATGCCCATTCAGTGCTGCGCCGGCGCAGGTCCATTCATCCCAGGAGTAACCGCTCTCTCGGAGTTGCTTGAGCAGATCTAGATTTCCATCTGCCGCGGCTTCGAAGCACGCCATCCTTGCTGTGTACAACCGCCCACCAAAGCCCATTCATTACATCACTTTTGTTATGTATCCCATGGGATACCTACCTCTAGTTCGGCGCGCACACTATCTCTAATACACTGTAGACCGCAGTTTATGAATCGTGCACAATCCCTCGACCTTTTCAGTATCTAAACAGTTGGCAATCAGACAGCCATGGCCTGGGAATACGCCCCTCTTCACACATGTCCGTTTATTGACCTTGACGTTATTGTGGTCGCATCCGTTTGCTATGGCGTCGGAGCAGACCTGCTCCATGTTGTTGTCCCGCACCCATTTCATGGCGGAAGTGTGAGGCGGAGTCTTGATGAGCAAAACCCCGTGTATGTAGATTGTCTCCAGATCGAGATAGCCCTGTCTGTACAACCAATCCAATATCCAGATATGGTACTTGGCCATGCAGATCCGAATGATGTGGATGTCCAGATCCAAGTCGTTGTCTATCATCCATCTCAGAATAATCCTGTCTCCTTCTTCGGCGGCAACCCGCGAAAGCGTGACGGTATCGACCACGTTGCGATCCAGCATCCAGTTGCATAGGTCGATGCAGTGCGTCTTTTGCGCGACAAGCGCCAGCACGCGAAGATCCAGATTTCCCGATCTCCGCAAAGAGTCCAGCTGGTCTATATTGCCCGTCCTGGCATAATGGCGCGTCGTGATCTGCGCTGCCGTCATTCTCCCGCGACCGTCTATGTTGGTCGTGAATTGCACAATCTCGCGACGTTGGTCATGTCATTTTGGATCGTACGTACGCGCGTTCTAGCTAACTTACCAAATCGCGCCGCGATCATCGTGCCGATGGATAGTTGTGCAGGGGTCCCGCGGGCACCCACGCCGGCGCGAATGCATCGGGGCTTCGGTACACGATGGTGCCTCCGGGTCCCCGTGTCCTCTGCTGAGTCACGGTCTCTGGCTTCACCGCCCCTAGCATAATTTTCAGACTACCCAGCTGTCCCTGCTGGACAGGTTTCGTGTATCCTCTCCACACGGTGTACAGCTTCAACTGATATTTGCGCCCACCGGTTACCGCAAAGTACGAGGGTCTCTTCATTGTCGACACAACCCTGGCCCAGAAATACCCATCATACTTTCCCTCGGGTGTTCCTGTTACTAAGACCTGAACAACCCAATCATTGGCCCTAGCCGCCAGCAAGAATTCGGAATTGGGTTCGAAGAGCAAAGTGGGTCTACGCTCGAACGGGTGAGGAGTGTCGGGAAAATCGTTTCCCAGAGTAGGATTTATACTCTCGATGAGCATGACGCGACTCTCGGGTATGAACGCCATGACCGCGCTGGTTTACTCTGTGGCGCAGTCAGAGTTTATTGAGCCGTCACTGTACATGGACTCTCGACCACTACTATACACGGATCCGTGACTGTCATCGGGGGGCTGTGCCACAGTAAACACCGAATTATCGAGCATCATCCACATACTACGTTCTTCTTCTACACCAGAGTCGGAGTCGGAGTCGATCTCTGTCCCCATTTCCGTCTCGGTGCTGCTGCTGCCATCACCGCTGTCGCTGTCGGTGCTGCCATCACCGCTGTCGCTGTCGGTGTCGGTGCTGCTGTCGCCGTCGGTGCTGCCATCACTACTGTCGGTGTCGGTGTCGGTGTCGGTGTCGGTGTCGGTGC